GAAAAAGAAGATTCTTTAGCATGTGTAAAAAATCATTCACCAAAAATTATATTAAGTAGTTCTGGATTCTGTACAAACGGCAGGATCCTTTCTTATTTACATGAATATTTGAATGATGAAAAAAGCATGGTGATTTTTAGTGGATATACGGGAGCAGACAACTCTTATTTATCCTATCGTATTAAAAATTATAAGGAAAATAAATTTATAAAAATTAGTGGCGATAAGGTCGAAAATAAAGCTGACTGTATTTCTTTAGGTACATTTTCAAGTCATGCCAATAGAAATGAACTAATTGAATTTGGATCGAAGGTAAATACAGAAAAATTAGTTTTAGTTCACGGATCTGTTGTCGCGAAAAACAGTATAAAGGAAGACTTAAAAGAAGCCATATCTAAAGAAAACAAATCATTTAAAGTGATTGCTTCATCAAAAGATATGGTTATTTATTTATAGGAGAACAAGGAATATGGAATTTTTAGACATTTTAGAAGACGATAGTCTCTATCAGAGCACTATCAAGGAGCATTTAAAAGAAAGAAAAATTATTGTCAACGAAACTATTGATGACAATGTTATTGAAAATATATGTTTAATGATCATGAAATGGAATAAAGAGGATAAGGCACTTCCGGCATCATGTAGGAAACCAATTTATCTCTATCTCAATTCAGATGGTGGTGATGTTATTTCCGGGTACCAGGTATTAAGCTCTATTAAGACATCTGTTACTCCAATTATTACAGTGGGATTTGCCAAATGTGCTTCTATGGCATGTTATATTCTGGCTGCAGGACATAAACGTTACTGCTTCCCAAATACAGTAGTTCTTTATCATGATGGGCAGACTGGATATGTAAGTTCATCTAATAAAGGTAAAGACATTCAGAAATTTTATGATAAATTAGAGCAACATCTGAATGATTTTATGGTAGAACATACAAATATGACTGCAGAATATCTTGAGGAAATCAAGGATCGCGAATATTATATGTTCCCAGATGAAGCAAAAGAAAAAGGAATTGTAGATAAGATTATTGGTATTGATTGTGATTTATCAGATATTCTTTAATACTGAATATTAATTTAAACTTTCACAAATATCATTTTACTATTATACGTTCAATATGTCAAGGAGAATAAGGAGAAAATAACATGGAATTAAAAAAAACTGTTAAATATGATGGTAAACTCAAAGGTCTTCATATGGTAGACGAACAACTTGTAGATATGGATGGTGAAATCATTGATATTTTAGATATCTTTGAAAAGGCATATGGTGATAAACCTTTTGACATGTCTACTACTACTAAGACTGAGGAAATCATCAATCTTGATGAATTAGATTAAGGTATTTTATATGGATAATAACGAATTTCTAAAAGAACAGCTTGATCTTATTAAGAAAAAACAAATAGATACATCTATTGAGTGGCAAGATGTTGCAGATTTTCGTTCTAGTCATGGTAAAGAGCCAGAGCACCGCGATACAATTCGTAAAGGGTCTAAATTGCTTTTAGAATATATAGATGCAGGATGGGATTTATTCCCATCCTCTTCTATTCAATTAGGACGATTTTCTGATGAGATAGCTTTAAAAAAAGAACGTATTAAATTACAGACTGAAAAGCAAGAATTTAATAAATGGATTCGTGAGTATTCTAGGGATGAACTAATTGCCGAACATATTGTAAATGCTGTTAATCAATTACAGCCATTAAATGTACCAGGGTACATTCCTCCAGTACATATGAATAAAGAATATCTTCTTACCATTTCGGATGCTCATTTTGGAGTTGAGTTTGAGATTAAAGATTTATATGGAAATATTTTAAATGCATATAGTCCGGAAATATTCAAGAATCGTATGTGGGATTTATACAATAAAGTTATTGAGCAAATTCAAAAAGATCATATTCAAGTTTTAAATATTTTTGAACTAGGTGATGCCTTAGATGGAATTCTTCGTGCAAATTCTCAGCTTATGCAGTTGAGATATGGAATAATTGACTCTGCCATATTATATGCTGATTTTTTATCTACATGGCTTAATGAATTAAATAATCATGTTCGAATTAAATTTCAAATGGTAAAACGTTCGAATCACAATCAGCTGAGATTAGTAGGACAGCCTAAAAATGCTTTTCCAGATGAAGATATGAGTAAATCCATATTGGTTTTTATAAAAGAACGTTTGAAGGATAATCGTAATGTTGAAATTATAGAAAATCCAACCGGTCTTGTATATGCACAACTTGCAACATATACAATTCTTGGAGGACATTTTGAAACAAAAAATCTAGGTGATTCTTTGAAAGATTTTTCAAAAACATATCAAGTGCCTTTGGATTATATTATTTCAGGCCATTGGCATAGTTTGGCTACTGGAGATGTTGGGATCAATTCAGAATATATTTCTGTACGTTCGATTATTGGTGTAAATCCGTATAGCTATTCAATTAATAAGGTGTCAAATGCAGGAGCCTCTATGTTTGTATTTGAACAGGGAAATGGTCTTGTAGATGAACATCATTATAAATTGTAAAGGAAAATATTTATGGAAACAAATAATGAAGAACAGTTTGTCGAGTTCGACGAAATATTAAATTTTATACATGAGCATACTGGATTTGATAAAGAAGTTATTGAAAAAGTGCTTGATGCAGAAACGAGATTTTTAATTAAATCTGGTATTGCTACTGAACTTAAAGAATAGTATGAGTGGCGTTGCTGCTTATATTATACATTTCAGGAGAGCGTTCTTGCTCTCCTATTTTCTGGGCGTATGGCGCAACTGGCAGACGCGCCTGACTTAGGATCAGGTTTTTGTAGGTTCGAATCCTACTACGCCCATTTTTTTATTATGAGTACAAGGAGGAGTTGTTTATGGCAACAACTAAGAAAATTGAGCCGGTAAAAATGACTCCGACTCAGATGAAGAAAAAAATAGAGGCGCTCGAAGAAGAAATTCGAGTATATAAAGAAGATACCGCATGGTGTTATATGTGCGGAAAACCTAAAAAGAAAAATAGAGAAAATTTTTATAAAAATACGGATCCTTTAGTAAAGTCTGGATATGCAGCTATTTGTTCTGAATGCGCTAGAAAGATTGCATTAAGAACAGATGAAAATGGAGAAGAACATAAACCGACAAAAGAATCAATTATTCTTGCTCTGCAGTATCTGAATAAACCGTTTTTAGAAAATGTCTATAATAGTAGTGTTCAAGCAGCTGAAAGAAATGCTGGTATTCCAGGAGCAAAACAAAATGCATGGAGTACATATATAAGAACCATTGCAATGCAGCAATATTCTGGAAAACAATTCAAGGATTCTGATTTTTTTAAACAAAAAATTATATATGAAGATGAAAAGACTTCTGCAGATGTTATAAAAGGCAAGGAGTCCCAGGATAATTATGAAGGTTTTGAAAAGAATAAAGCTGATGTAATCAGGTTGATTGGATATGATCCATTTGAACAAGAAGCATTGTCTGATCAACCATTTTTATACTCTCAATTAATTGGGTTGCTTGATTCTAGTGAAGACGCAAATGACGATATGATGCGTACTGCTTCTGCTATTTCTATTGTAAGAGCATTTTTACAGCAATCGAAAATTGATAATGCTATTGCTACTTATATGTCTGACGTTCAAAAACTTAGAACAAATTCCGCTACAATAAAAACACTACAGGCGAGTAAAAAAGATCTTACTGCCATTATTAAGGATCTCGCTGCTGAAAGTTGTATTTCTTTAAAGAATAATAAAAATGCTAAAAAAGGTGAAAATACTTGGACTGGTAAAATACGTAAAATCAAAGAAATGAATTTGCGTGAAGGTGAAGTAAACGGATTCGATATCGGAACTTGTCGTGGCATGCGTCAGGTTATGGATATGAGTAATGCTTCTATATTGAAGCAGCTCCGACTGGATGAATCAGAATATTCTGATATGCTAGCAGAACAAAGAGAAATGATAACAAAGCTTCGTGATGATTTGGACAATTACAAAGAAATTTCTCGTATTTTATTACGTGAAAATATTGATCTTAAAGATTATATGGAAGAACATAATTTAATAGAGCCGGATAATTTAGTTGATTTGAATGAACTATTCTCCTGCTTCTCCTCTGATGAAGAGGAAGAAACGGAGGTGACTGGTGATGATGAATCCGGATCTGATTCAAGAGCTTCCGAAGCTTAATTATTGTGAACAGGGAAATAAGATTTTTGTAAAGCCTGGAGTTTACCCATTATCTTCACGCAAACTTGAAGGTTTTATGAAAATTGCAAATCTTCAGAAATATTATCAATGCAATCCTGTAAGATTTATAAATGATTTTTTTAATATAGAATTACTTGATGCACAGGCATGGGTAATTCAGAGAGCCTGGAACTGTCCGAATGTTTTGTTAGTGTGTACCCGTGGATTCGGTAAATCTACATTGATAGATATTATGATCATGGCGAAAGATATGCTATTTAATAACTATTGGACCTATATTGCTTCCGGTTCTGGATCGCAGGCTGAACAAACGTTTACGACGCTTGAAAGGCTTGCGAATGATAATATAGATACTATGCTTGGTTCTACAGGTTATATTTTTAAGGCAGAAATTGAAATTAAAAATGCTGCTGGAGATGGCTTCAGTCATTCTTCTAATGGATTCTCATATTCTCTTTATAATGGTTCATTTACTCAAACACTTAACAGTAATGTAGATAAAAAAAGAGGTATGCGTGGTAGTGTTGTATTTGATGAATGTGGATTCCTTGATGAAGAAATGATGTCGGTATATGCAGCTTTTGCAATTGTAAATAAAAGCTTTAAGTCTGGTAAGGATCGTGATGGCAAATCAATCGATCGTAACCGTCTAAGATGTATTCCATCAAATATTCCAAACCAATTATTTTATATTTCTTCTGCTTCTTCTACAGATACAAAATTCTATAAGTTATATAGAGATTTTAGCAAAAGACAACTCATGGGAGATCCTGATTATTTTGTAGCTCATATTGATTGTGAAGTTGCATTTAAACCAACTATTCGTGGAGAAATAATGGAACCACTATTGACACCCGGTACAGTAGCTGCAGAAATGCGTTCTAATCCAGAAAAAGCGCGTAGAGAGTATTATTGTGAATTTACTTCTGATGCAGGTGCCAATGCGATTATTCGTAGAGGTGTTATTGCGCGTAATGAAGTGATTCGTAAACCAGTGTTATATAACGATACTGGTAAAAGAAAAATTGTTATCGCATATGACCCGGCTCGAAGTCGAGATAATTCGGTAATTTTGGTTTGTGAAATTTACTCTGAAAAAAATCAAGATGGGGATCTTGAATATAAAATGAGACTTTTAAATTGTATAAATCTTATTGATATAAGCAATAAAAAGAAAAAGAAACCTATGCAAACACCAGCCCAGATTGAATATTTGAAACAAGTTATTCTCGATTATAACCAGGGTGGGGATGAAAACTACAGCAATATTCTCGGAGTTTATATTGATGCCGGTTCTGGTGGTGGTGGTGTTAATATTGCTGACTATTTAATGCCTGATTGGAAAGATAAATCCGGTAAAACTCATAGAGGACTGATTGACAAAGAATATTCAGAAGAATATGTTAAAAAATTCCCAAATGCAGTCAATAAGCTTCATTTAATGGAACCAACTAAATACAAATCAGAAATGTATGAAGCCATGATTGAGATGATAAATCAGGATAAAATTGAGTTTACGGCCACATACGATAACAAAGGATATCTTACAATATTTGATATTGATAAGGATAAATATGAAAAAACTAAAAAAGATCTAATTGCCAAATATAAAAAACAGAAAATGACAGATGAAGAAATTGATTACAATGTTCAAAAAGAATTAGATAAACTTCAAAATGTTAAGAGCCATATTGAAAAATTAAATTGGCAAGAAGAAGCTTCTCTCTCAAGTATCGATGCATTAAAAGAGGAACTTGTAAATATGATCCGTATTCCACGACAATCAGGAAAAGATTCATTTGAATTGTGTCCTGAAAAAGCTAACCGTCTTCATGACGATAGAGCTTACGTTACATGTATGTGTTCTTATGCTCTTCAAACTGAACGCCGGAAAAATATTACTGCAAAACGTAAACCTAAAGTTGACAAATCGTTAGTTCAAAAACTTACGATTAGAAAAGGCGTTGTACATTCTATGTTCGAAACTTAATATAATTATATGATATTTCAAAGGAGGTGCTGTTACTTGGCTAGACAACAAGGAAATATTTCTGCAAAAAAAGTTTCTACTGCAAAAAAAATTGATCCAGCACCTTCTCAGCTGAATAATACGGCTGAAATGCGTGATTGGTATCAAAAAAATAAAAAAAATATTGAAAATTATGCTGCTGCTATGGAAGGAGCAAAATCTCTTCGTGATATCACTAAGACAAGCACTAAAGCAGTGACAGCTTATAGTAAGGACAGTCTTCGTACTTACCTGCAAAATATTGGAAGTAATGAAAAGAATTTAAGAAATTTATCAAGATATCTTTATTATCGATGTCATGCTTATTATAGATTAATTGCATATAATGCAAACATGTTTTGTTTAGATGCAAGATCTGTTATTCCGGAATATGATATGGTTGCAGGCGTAGATACGAATGCCATGCTTAGTTCTTATCAGGACACATTAAATGTGTTGGATAAGTTAAATCTTCAGTATGAGTTTTTAAAAGCTTATACTATTTGTTTTCGAGAAGATGTTTTTTATGGATGCGCTTATTATGATGAAATAGGAATGTTTATTCTTCCGCTTGATCCAGATTATTGTAAAATTTCTGGTATATACAATACCGGTGATTTCGCGTTTGTAATGGATATGAGTTATTTCAGATCCAGACAGACTATGTTGGAATTATGGGGTGAACCCTTCCAGTCAATGTATCGTGCCTATGAAAGTGATACTACAAATGGAAAGTGGCAGCCTATGCCAGATGAATATGCTATTTGCTTAAAAGCCAGAGCTGAAGATTGGGAAACTGTAGTTCCACCATTCTCTGGTTTATTATCTGGAATTATCAATCTTATTGATTTAGACGATTTACAGGCTATTGCTGACGCTCAGGATATTTATAAAATGATCTGGTTAGAACTTGAAACGATAACTGGTAGTGAGGATCCAGACGATTGGAAAGTTAATCCGGATATTGTTATTGAGTATTTTAACAGGATGATTAATGAATGCCTCCCTGACTATACTTCTGCTGCTATTGTGCCAGGAAAATTAGATCAGATTTCGTTTAATAATGATAAAGCAACAGATACGAACAAAATAGCAAAAGCTACAGAAACTCTTTTCAATTCTTCTGGTGGCGCTCAAATTCTTAATAGTGCTACCATCTCAGGTACAACAGCCTTTGGAGCAGCAATTCGTGCCGATACAGAATTAGCTATTTCTATGCTTCTACCACAGACTCAGGGATGGGTTAACCGCTTCCTTACATATTGGGTCTCTAATCCAGCCAAGGTAAAATTCTTTGAAGTTTCTGCTTATACAAAAGATGAATTCAAAAAAGAACTTTTGGAGGGTGCGCAAAATGGTCTTCCTACAGCTCTTGCATACAATACTCTTAATCAATTTTCTGAAAAAGAAACTCTGGCATTAAATGTATTAGAGCAGCAGGTTCTTGGAATATCGAATTTATTTGTTCCATTGCAGACTTCATACACTCAAAGTGGTAGCTCAGATACTGGTGGTGCCCCAACAAAAGATTCTACAGAAATCACAGACGACGGAGAAGCATCAAAAGATAAGGCTGATAAAGCTAAATAAGAGGATAATAATTATGGATAATAAGAAATTTATAATTACAACAAACGATGAATCAGCTTCATTGCTTATTCAGACTGGTTTTCATCTTGTGAGCCAGAATGGTAAACAGTGGACTTTTTTAAATGACAACAAAATGCTGTTTAACAATTTAAGCGATGTTGTCTATTCAGATAAATTATTTATTTGATTACTCCTCTTCTATTTGAGGAGAATTGCTCAAAGAAAGGAGGAAAATCTTGAAGAAATTCTTAACTATTGATGATTTGATTGAATTTTGTATGAAGAATAATTTTTCTAAATTCAGCAGCAAAGAATCTAATGCAGAAATTAGCGTCCAAATGCCAGCAGTCGCTACATTTGGAAAATCTGATGATGATAAGCATACAGAAGGATTATGTCCTTTTAACGCTACTGCATATCATGATCATGTCAACTTAAACAAATCTAATATCAACGAAGATACATTTCAGGAAAATACACAATCTATACCATATCGCCCTATTCTGGCAAATATCGTTGAAAATTCTGATGGTAATAAAGATTTTGGATCACATGATTTTACAGTGGAAACTGATGAAAATGGAGAAGAAAAAATCACTTATCAGGAACGTCCAGTTGGTGTAATCAAAAAAGATTATACAATTGAATATGATAAAGAAGCCGGAGTTAACAGAGCTGTAATTCAGGGATATCTCTGGGAAGGATATTGTCAGGACGCAATTGATATTATGCAGCGTAGACAACAGGTTGATTGTAGTGTTGAATTGAGTATTAGAGAATTATCATTTAATGCTAAGGATAAAGTGTTAAATCTGGATGATTATTATGTTAGTGGATTGACTTTACTAAATGAAAATGTTGGTCCAGGAATGGCAGGAAGTAATGTCCAACTTGCTGATTTTGAGCAGAAAAATAATTCTGTATATGCAAATTTTGATATGAATGTAAAATTGCTTGAAATGTTAGAGAAGATTAATGCTACTCTCTCTAATTTCAATAAAGAAAATGCTGATGGAAAGGAGGACAATCAGGTGAACAAATTTGAAGAACTTTTAAAGAAATACGAAAAAACTGTAGATGATATTACTTTTACATATGAAGGTCTTTCAGATGAAGAACTGGAGGCTGCCTTTGCTAAGGCGTTTAATACTGATCCGGCAGGTGATCCTGCTCCTACAGAACCAGAAAAATTCGTAAAATCATTTGAACTTTCTCACAGCGATATTCGTTGTGCACTTTATAACTTATTAAATGCATATGAAGAAGCAGATAATGATTGGTATTTTATTAATTCTGTATATGATTCTCATTTTACATATGAGAATTGGGATGGAGATAAAATCTTTGGACAGGCATATAAAAAAGATGGCGACAATGTTTCATTTGATGGTGAAAGATATAATCTTCATCGTGAATTACTGACTGATTCTGAATATTCTGAACTTCAGAATATGAGATCAAATTATGCTGCGATTTCAGATAAACTTGCTTCTTATGAAAAGAAAGAGGCTGACGAAGCTAAAAATGCACTTTTTGAGTCAGATGATTATAAAGGAATTTATGAATCAGAAGAATTCAAGGGTTTAAAAGAAAATCATACAGAATTTTCAGTTGATGAATTGAAGTCTAAACTTGATACTATATTGCTGTCATATGCTAAGTCTGGCAAGTTAAATTTTGCTGTTGAAGATGGTGATGTGCATGATGATAACGCCGGAAAAAAAACAGTAAGTAAAAAGACTTTTGGAAATCCATCACAGACTAAAAAGAAAAATAGATATGGATCTTTATTTGCATAATGCAAAATAACATATTTGTTTTATAAATCAGACCGTAAATACGGTCTTATTTTTTTTGCCAAAATTTATGAAAGGAGAACAACATGATTAAGTACAGTATTGAAAAGCATGCTGTGGCCTTCCCTTCTAAGCTTGTTGCACAGAATGGCGGAGAACACATTTATAACATTACACTGACCTCTGATACAGATAATGGAAATCTTGTAGCAAGAGGCGATTTTGAAGATCTTGACCGTTACACAGAAGCTGCTGTTACTACATTTGAAGGTAAAATTCAGAAACAGGCTGCTAATGGTAATTGGTATGTAGAGGTTGTTGATCCAGGAGATGCTCTGTTTGTTTACATGCAGGCATTTATTGCAGAGGATTGGACAAATACATGGAAGAAGGAGTCTAACTTCTATAACGCAAAAGGAGACGTTGTAAGAGGTTATGCTCTTCATAAAGGTGATGTATTTGAGGTATCTGTTGAGGGATTCGATGGACAGCCAGCTGAAAAAGCGACAGTTACTTGCGAAAACAAGAAATTAAAAATTGGTTAATTTAAGGGAAAGGAGGAAAAAATATAATGAGACGTAAAATGACTTTTGCTGATTTAAGTGCACATGTTCAGGAAGTATTTGCTAGCATGTGTAAAGATGGTGTTACACCAGAGGAAAATTATGAAGGCTTCAAAAAGCTTACATATGATCTGAATCATAATCCAAACGAAATGTTTGATGAAAATGGAAATAAAAAGACCAAACGAGACGCAGAAGATGCGGTTCGTAAATTTGTATATGCAATTATGGGACTAAACGAGAATTCTACAAAACGTGACAGAAATCGTGCTATGAAGAAACATGGTATTGAACTGTTCGAAGTTATGGAAGAAGAAATTGATATTAAAGTCGAAACAGGCTTTAAAGAATCAGAATTCTTCAATAACTATGTAGAGACAAGAAACCTTTCCCGCGGAGATCGCCAGGAATTCTGGACAGATGATAAAGTTGTTTTATCTACAACAAAAATTGCGGGCGATCATCATGACTTTACACTTCAGAGACTTGGTTCTGGAGAAAGTTATACTGTAACCACAAGTGTATACGGTATTGCTGTTGGTGCTGATATTGATCTGTATTTGGCAGGAAGACTTGATTGGTCTAAATTCACAGATCAGTGTGCTGCTGCTTTCGTTAGACAGATTCAGAATGATATTTATGCTGAAATGATGAACGCAGGAAAGAAACTTCCAGCTCAGTTCCAGGGCACAGGTGCTCTTTCAAATGCTACTAAGGACAAGCTGGATGAACTGCTTGAGGATGTATCTCTTGCAAATGATGGTGCTCAGGTAGTTATTATGGGTACAAGAACTGGATTACAGCAGTTCCAGAAACTGATGGATGTTGATTGGATCACAGACGATCAGAAGAAAGATGTTGCTACAATGGGACGTCTTGGATACTATGGTCCATATACATTAGTTGAAATCCCACAGAGATTTGCTCTGAATGATACAACTAAGAAATTAATGGATCCTAAGACTTTGTTTATTATGCCACAGGTTGAAGATAAGTTCATTAAATTCGTTGATGTTGGTGAAACAGAAATCTATGAAATCACTGATAAGGGTGATCGTATGGATGATACAATGAAATACGAAGTACAGAGATCAATGGGCGTAGGAACACAGATCGGACGTTATTTTGGCGTTTGGACTTTAGCCTAATTTTTTTTATTGTAAATTAATATTATAGTCGTGTGTCATATAGATGCACGACTATACGAATAAAAGGAGGAACTTTTCATGGCAACTACTGCAGTGAAAAAGACAAAAACTACTGAAACTGCTACTGAATCTGTTGCAGCATCTGTTACGGAACCTGTTACATCTGAATCAGCAAAAACAGTAGAAGTAAAAAAAGAAAAGAAAACTTATGCCCCTACTGATGGGATTCCATGTAAATCTATTACTAATGGTGGACTTTATATGCCAGGGCTTAAGTCAAATATTTTATACACATGGATTGATGCCGGAGATGTAATTGAAGTTGAATATCAGGATCTGCAGGCAGCAATCAGATCAAATAATGGTTATGTTATGAATCCATTTTTTGTTATTGAGGATGAAGAACTTGTTGCACAGTTTCCACAGCTTAAGAAAATTTATAATACATTATATTCTGTAGGTGATCTTGAAAATGTAATTACAGAACTTTCTCCCGGAGATATGAAGGCTACTATTCTTTCACTTCCGAAAGGGGCACAGGACTCTATTAAACATCTTGCTTCAAAAATGGTAAGTGACGGTAGACTTGATAGTGTAAGAAAAATTAAAGTGCTTGACGAAATCTTTGATACAGAAATGAGTATTATGACAGGACTATTTAATTAAAAATAAGGAGGTATATTATGCCTTCTCTAAATTACGAAGAAATATACTCAAAATTTCGATTAAAAGCAGAAGCTTATGATATTTTACAATATCGTGAAGATGATGTAAGTGCGGTTTTTATGCCGGAATATTTACATGCATCAATAAATAAACCTTATATTCGAAGACTTTTTTCTGAATTGAAACTTGGAGATACAGTTCAGGAATTGACATATATAATGAAATATTCTGTTGATGATGATTTTGATGCAGAATTTATAACTGATATCTTAGGTATAGGTATGGTAATTGAATGGATTACACCCAAAATTAACAGCCTGAATAATACTCAGCAGGTATTTGGATCTTCTGAGGAAAAATTTTATTCTCAGACTAATCATTTAAATGGTTTAAAAGATTTAAAAAAATCATTAATCAAGGAACAGAAGAACTTGATTAAAGATAGAGGTTATATATGGAATAGTTATCTGGATGGAAGTAATACATAATGGATACAATTTACGGACATTTTGATGATTTACAAATTGAAGAATATAAGGAAAAATTACACAAAGAAATGTTTTGGCTTCTTTTATATAAGGATCCAAAAACAAAAGATGAATTTAAAAATGTTGACTTTGAAAAATATTTTATCAATTTAATGAAGAAAATCGATGGTTTGAATACTCTTCTCTTCTATCCTGTAGAAATTGTAGCAATTATGAGTTTATTACAGGCGGCTCTCAATGAGACAAGAAGTGATGATTTTAATTATCGTTCTTACCGAAAATTGATACTAGATGCGCATTCGTTAGTAGACAAAATTAATTCTAGGAGTTGATTCTATGGTTACTGCAGAAATGTACAAAAATTATTTGTCATCATATGGCAGTAATCTAGCTCAGGTAAAGAAAAATCAGTCTGATGCAATTATGAATAATTCTTTTACTGCCGATGCACAATATAAAAGAGTTTATATTTTAACAAAAGATGGATGGAAATGGGAAGATGCTAAATATCAACGTCATGCCAAGCTTTCCATTCTTAAAGATGCAGTGGATTATTATTTACAATTTCGGCCTAAAGTACATTATCCAATAGGAAGTTATGTGTTTGTTCCTGATGATACTGACTTCGATATTAACATATCTGGGCACGAACTTGATAATCCGCTCTCACTTCCAGACGAAAGAATTACACAACTGTGGTTTATTGTCGGTAGAGATGATGCGAATGCTTTTGTTAGATATAATATATTAAAATGTAATTGGAAATTTCAATGGATTTACGATAACAAATTATATAAATGTTGGGGTTCAAATAGATCAGCTAATAGCTACACAAGCGGTCGTTGGGATGATCAATATACATCTTCGCTTGATAATCTGACAGCTGCATGGCTTCCAGATATTTATTATGCGTATGGTAATAATTTATATGATTTAGGACTTAGTGACGATCGTACTATTATGCACGAACAACGTTTTATGCTTACGAATAACATTCTTGACCCAAAAGTCTATCAGGTCACAAAAATAATAGATCTTAATCCTTCTGGAGTAATTAAACTTTCCATAAAACAAGATGAATTGAATAAAAAAGTTGATAATGTTCAACTTAGAATTTGCAATTATTATAAAGGTTCTGGTGATCAAAAAACAGAGATTATTCAGAAACCTCAAACAATGATTACAAGTTCACAAATTGAATGGATGTATCTAAATGACGATGGTGAAATCGAGCCATTATTGGACCGTTCAAAACAGTTTCTTTATATTGGAAAAAATTCATATTTTGAATATAAACTTCCTTATGCCGATCTTACTTCTGAATGGAATATTAGTCTTGTTGACAAAAATTCCGAATATACAGAAGAAGAAAAATCATATTATGAAGGATTAATAAAATTGACTGTAATGGATAATGTCACTATATCACTTAAGCCTGGAAAAGCTCATAGTTTAATAGGTAAAAGATTTAATTTATCAGCCACAGATAATAATGGGGATAACCATTCTTCTATTGAAGTGGAGGTGCAATTAGATGAATAGAGATATATCACATATTACACGAGATCTTGAAAATAAGAAAAATAACGACATTATTTATAAAAAAGATAAACTGTTAAAACTATTCAATGAGGATCCTGATCTTAATGAAATTTTAGGAAAAAAAGATAAACGCCCGTTGAATAAATATACAGATAAAAATAATCCCACAGCTCAAGAACTAAATGAGCGAAATTTAATCATTGAATATAATAAACGAGTTGATAAGAAGCAAATTCTTCCTATATTAAAACTGAATGGTATTAATAAAGAAGTATTAAATTTTATTATGTTTGATATAAATGATACTGATACATCATATTACAATAAGGCTATGAAAGTACAAACACTTATAGTTATGTGTTTAGTTCATGAAGATGATCTTGATACAGAATATGGGATTGTACGAACAGACTTATTGAGTTATATCGTAAAAGATCTTTTATGTTGGACGAATTCTTTGGGAAATCAACTTAAATGTATAGATGATTATGGAGATATTATTGACTCTAGGTATTATTGTAGAACGTTGAAATTTGAAATTGAATGTCCTAATAATTTATATGCAGGAATGAATAACAAATATGACAATTTCCAAAGAATCTGAAATTGATGCACTGAAATTATATTTTGGTGAACCATTTGTTATCGAAAATGATACATATAATGACATTATAATTAATCAACCTACAATAGGAGACATTATAAAAAGTGGTGAGAAAAAGATTTATTCTACTATAAATATTTTTATTGCCAATCCTACTATGTATCGCATGCAATTATGGGATCTTGGTATTGATTGGAATAAAATGTCTGACTTTTCTTTGTTTTGTATGCTTGTTCCAAGTATAGACTCAAAATCTACAAAGTTACTATTCGGTGACTTGAATTTCCAATTATTTCAATTGCAACAAACACAAACAGAAGACGGGGAACCGTTTTTTTATTTACTTAATGAAGAACAAAATGTTCAGATAGATGAAGCCGCATATCTACAGATGGCTTCGTATTTAAGAGCTATGTTCAACACTTACCCAAAAGTGGAAAAAGCCAGGGGAAAATCTACAAAAGAATGGATGATTGAAGAAGATCGCATGAGCTTCGAACAACACAAAAATGATGTTTACAAATCCACTCTTCTACCACTCATATCTACTTGTCTTAATCATCCCGGTTTCAAATATAAAAAAAATGAATTACGTGAAGTTGGCATTGTTGAATTTATGGACAGTGTTCAAAGATTACAAGTTTATGAATCTTCTACTGCTTTACTTAAGGGTATTTATAGCGGCTTTGTTGACGCTTCAAAGATTGATAAGAATGAACTTAATTTCATGAGAGAAATTTCTCTCAAAAATTAATTTCTATATACAAAAAATTTAAAGGAGGAAATCATAATGGGATTTACATTAGATGATATCGTAATCGACCGTGTTCAGTATGGATATGCTGAAGATCTTAGCGGAAATCCATTATATGCATTAACTCAGCTTCAGGATGCAACTATTAATATCAGTGCTGAGTCAACAGATGCAACAGATAATCAGGGTAACCTGATCAAACGTTTCTGGAAGGCCAAAACAGGTGAGTTTACTGCAAATAATGCAATGATTAACCTGAACGTTATTGGCGCTGCGTCTGGTGAAGGTAAAAGAACTGCTTCTTCTACTAATAAAATTAAAATGCCAAAAATTATTACTGTAAAAGCTGGTGCAAAAGCAACATTAACAGGAGTTGTTGATGGTACTGTAAAAGTAAATGCTTTCAGCGCAAATGGTTCCATGGGTACTGCATATGAGAAAGATACCGCTGCTGCAACAGATAAATACGCTCTTACAGAAGGGGGAGAATTTACACCACCTACAGCTGCAGGCGTAGATACTTACATCGTTATGTATGAAAGAGAAGTTGAATCTGGTGTTGCTATTACTAATAAGGCAGATAAGTTCCCGCAGACAGTAAAGCTTACTTTAAAGGCTCTTGCTGTTGATCCATGTCATTCTGACGTTCTTAAAGGAGTGTATATTGTACTTCCATCATTCCAGGTATCTCCTGAAATTGAAATCTCTCTGACAACTGACGGACAGCTTGCTTACTCTGGATCTCTTCAGGTAGATTACTGCTCTGCTGATAAAGCTCTTTATCACATTTATTGGGCTGATGAAGACGAAGAATAATTATTAGATAATATAATATTATTCTAATTACGGTCGGTATGTGTCATAGCATACCGGCTGTTTTACTATCCATATTCAAGGAGGAAAACATGGTTAAGAAAAATAACAAGAAATGCATTTTATGCGGAAAAATATATACATATTGTAGTCGCTGTGAAGAATTCGACCATCTTCCAAGATGGATGGAGATTTATTGCAGCGATAATTGCAGAACAATCTTTAATACATTAACAGAATATAATGCTGAAAACATTACAGCTAGAGAAGCTGCTGAAAGAATGAAAGATTGTGATATGTCTGATGTCAGTAAATTTCATGAAGTAAATCAGAAAATGATTGCAAAAATTCAGAAAGAAACTGCTGATATTAAATTACAGAAGATCTCAGAAAAAGATATTGTTGAGCCGGATTCTGTAGTTGACGAAGAAAACAGCGAGGAAATTGAAACTCGTAAACCAGTACGTACAAGAAAACGTAAATAGTATTTGAATAGTGATTTTTTAGGGGTATGTCTCACTATTCGAGACTACCCCTTTTTTCACTTTTAAGGAGTAAAAGGAATATGAGAATACAATCAAATTTGAAGCCGCGTGATTATACGGAGAAAGAAGTCTGCAGGATTATAAATCCGAAGCAGCGTGATTTATATATTAAACATAGAGTATTTCCGATAGATATGTATCCAAGTGTTACGGATGACGGAAAAGATATTATTGTTTACATCTTTTTAATTGAAGAAACCAAAGAGCTGTTTCAGCAATGGCTTAATCATACACTTGAATAAGGAGAACTCTACATGAAAGAAAAAATTTTAGATAAACAAGTTCTAAGATATGTTATTGCTACTACTGTTTCTGGCAAACCAACATATCTCAAAAAGAAATTGCAAAAAATTGAATACAGTTTTGTAACAGATATTGATGACGCTACTAAATGCTCATCTTATGCTATTGCAGAGGCTGTAAGAAAATACTACGAACATGATACTCATGATACTAATGCAGGATTGATTATTATTCCGGTTGTTATCAGTTATGAATTAGTAAAAGAGGTTTAAATATATGGATAAATCAATTATATTGACAATTGATGATTTTATATCAGTGAATCACTATTTGGCATATAGAGCCATTATGAAAAATGGTAAACCAATGGCTATGAGTTATAAAACTCAAGAAGCCAAAAAATTCCAAACAGAATTTACTGAATATGTGAAACGACAAGCAAAAGAACAAAATTGGGAAACAGACCCTAATCCTATGCAGCACTACTATGTAGATGCTGTTTTTTATTTTCCAAGAATTGATATGGACACAAATAATTATTGGAAAGTTGCATTTGATGCAATCACTGACTCAGGTGTTATTTGGGTAGATGATAATATGGCTTGCGAACGAGTTATAAAAGTATTATACGATGCTAAAAACCCACGTATTGAATACACCATTTATAAGACTAATTTTATTGGTATTTTTGATAATATTGATCAGATGAATGCCTTCGAATCAACTTGTAAAAATTGCAAAAGATACTGTCGAAATTGCTCTATTTTAAGAAAAGCAAAAGAAGGACGTATCCAAGAAGAAATTCAAAATAATGTCTGTTCTAAATATAAGGAATGATTTTTATGTGGACAGACAATGAAAAACAAATATTGATTGAAAATTATCCAATAATGACAACTTCGGAACTTATGATTTTATTAAATAAGTCAGAAGGACAAATTAGAGGGATGAAAGAACGGTTAGGGCTTAACCAAAAACTTAATGTTTTTACTAATGAAGAAAAAGAATTGATACGAAAATTTTACGAAGAAAATTCAGAACAACTAAATTTGGATGATTTTGCCAAAAAGCTAAATCGTCCTAAGACATCAATTTGCAGGTACGCTAACAAAGAGGGATTAACAAAATCATCAAGACCCATGACAGAATTAAAGAAGAAAACTCTTTCAGATAAATCCAAAGAATTTATTTTAACTGAAAAATATCAAAAAGAGATTTATCCGAATCAAGTAGCATTACTAACATATTATGCTCAAAATGAACATCCAAAAGGTATGTTAAATAAACACCATACTGATGATGTTAGACAGAAAATGTCAAAATCACATATTGAATTGGCAAGAAACATGACAACCGAAGAAAAGCATGATATTGCTATGAAAGCAGTTCAAACAAGATTACATAATGGTGGGTATAATACTACTTCTAATGCGTATTCCAGATGCAAAGGTGGCATTAGATCTGATTTAGATTGTTATTTTAGGAGTGCATGGGAAGCTAATGTTGCTAGAATCTTAAATTGTAAAAATATTAAATGGGAATACGAAATAAAAAGATTCTTTTTTGAAGAAATAGTAGATGGTGTAGCAAGTTACCAGCCAGATTTTTACTTGCCAGAATATGATAAATGGATTGAAGTAAAAGGCTGGATGGATCAAAAAAGTAAAGTTAGATTGAAATTGTTTCAAGAACAATTTCCAGATGAATATAACAAATTAATTTTAATTGATGAAAAATACTATAACCAATTAAGAGCTGATTACTCTTATATTGAAAATTGGGAAAAATAAGGAATAAAAGGAGATTTATTATGAGCGAAATAAATAAAGTTAATTCAGATACAATTGAAAGAAAAATTGATGTTCCAGAGTTTATCAGACGATATAATCTCTTGAAAACAGATGAACAGCGAGATGAATTTGTAAAAAGTACAGTTTGGAGAACTTATTGTCCCGTTTTAGAAAAGAAACTTGTTCTTCAGACCATACTCGAAAAGTCTATTACTACTGGAAAAAATGGGGTTCAGTATATTGATATGTTTTTATCTAAAATCAATATGACTACTACTATCCTTATTTTATATACAAAACTGAATATAGTAAAAACTGATGATAGTACTACAAATGCATTTCAAGATTATGATTTATTATTTGAAAATAATCTCATGAATAAAATTTGTGAAATTATCGGAGAAAGAGAATTGTCTGAACTTATGAGTATTAATAGTTTGCTTATGGGTAATTTCCATGAAGAAAATAAAAATATCGAAGCATATGTTGCGAAATATACAGAAGCATTTGCTACTACTGTTGGTATGTTTGCCAACGAAGGTATTTCTGAATTAATGAAATATGTAAAGGAAAATGGAATTAAACTTGATTTGAAATAAATTATAGGAAGGGGGGCATTTGATATGACAATAGAGGAATTTGCTCGAAGGATAAAAAAATTAATGGCTGATATCCCACAGCCATTTTCAAATTATTTGGCTGAAGCTATAGCTCCAGAAGTTAAAGCCAAAGTTAAAGAAATATTTGATAAATGGGTTAACAATTATTATGCGAGTTATTCCCCAATATATTACAGCAGAACATATGGATTAAGAGATGCATATGTTTGTGAAGTATACGGAAATCTTCTTGTATTTGAATCAGATGCCTCTTTACTAAATGGATCTCATAGAGTAAGCAATGAATATATTTATGACCGTATGTTTTTTGAAGGATGGCATGGAGGCGCTGATAAAGGAGAAGGTCATCCGGCGCCAGGATCATTATATTGGAGATCTCCATTTAAAGAGTATACACATTGGGGAGCTATGGCTGCTTCATCTGCTGCTCCTGGACCTAAAATTCAGTCAGACGTAAAAAACTATTTTAAAAGTGGAGAATGGCATAAAAAAGTAGAGGCTGTAGGGATAGATCTACTTATAAATCGTTATGGATTATAATATAAAGGTTGGTGAACAATACATATGGCAAAAATAAGAGAAGAACTTGAAATAGTAAGTAGTGACGATCTTAATTCATTGCTTAATAGATTAAATAAATTAAAAGATGAAATTAAGGATACTAACAATACAACAGTTAAGCCTAAGACAGATTCGTCAGAAATTGATAAAGCTAATATAAAATTAGACAATTTAAGAAAAAATGCTCAAAGTGGAATTGATGCAAAAGTAAATGTTCAACTTGATGCTTCTGATTTAAAGAAGCTCAATAATCTCCCAACTGCAAAAGCAAAAGTGGATTTTCTAGTAAATAAAGGTACTATCAGCAAAAGCATTGGTAAAGATTTACAGGCCGCTATTGGGAAAGCTTATTCAGATGTCAGTAGAAAATTCAAAGATTTTCCAGGGCTAGATAAAGAGCCTAATATATCTCTTGATAATTTCATGAAAAGAGTTCCTGAATTATCAGCTCGTCAAAGAAGTGGCATAATTCAGACACTTACGGATAAGGGCATAATATCAGATAAAAATATTCCTGAATCATACGAAACTGTATATAGATTAAAAAGCTACTTAGAAAATGCTAAAAAAGCAGTATCTAAAACTATTCCGTCCGAGGCGTTTACTGCCCCGGATCTTTCTTTATCTGCAACAGAATATGGTAATGCAATTAATGAACAAGTGAAGCTCGTACAAAATGTACTTAATGCTTCTAAGTTTTTTGCTGATTTAAGTTCTAAAATGAATGTTAAAGCTGCTGCAAAAGTTTCACCTGAAGAAATGTATAAATTAATGGGCGTTGGTTCTGAAAAGGCTGATACAGGTAACTATGTTGCTTATCTGGCAGATCAGATTGCTAAGAAAGCAAATGTATATGATATTATCGATCAGGTTGTAACGGGCGCTCTGGATCCGACGCAGATCAGTCAAAAAGATATTGCAAATAGCATTTCAAAAATTACTAAAAAGAAAGAATCTACACCTAAGGCTTCTTTTACTGGTAAAACTAAAAAAAAAGTAAAACCTGTTATTGATGATTCTGATGACTCAGATCGACCAGAAGGAAATATTGAAAAATTATATGATGAATTAAAAGATGCATATAAAAATTTTGTAGAAGCAAGAAAAGCAAGAAAAACAAATAGTATTCATCCATCTGATTATGCTTTAAAAAGTGCAGTATTTAGAGAAGCGTATGCAAAAGTAGCACCACATTTATTTGATGATGAGAAAGAAAAATTTGTTGGTCCAAAACCTATGAGTCAAGAAGTAGCACAATTAGCTGCTGATTCTACAAGAAAAACAGTAGAACAGATTTATTCGATAAAGAAGCCGCTTAAAGATCTGGGTTATTTAGGGAATAATCCCGATGTGTCTAAGATATTCGATAGAATTTCCAACAGAATTATTAAAATTAATGCCGATAAACTCAATAACCGCGATAATGAAAATGGCGATACTGATGAAATTATAAAAAATATTGGAGTAATGAATAAATTAGCAAGTCAGCTTGAAGATATGATTCATGCTGACGGGCATGTGGATTTTGCTATTAAAAATCTTCCTACTATTACGAAACCAGCTACTACTGCTTCATCGTTACTTGATAATTCTGATATTAAAAAACAGACAGAAGAAACTGCAGATGCTATTACTAGAACAGCAGATCAAGTTATTGATGCAAAATCCAAAGAAGCTGATGCTGTTGTTGCTGCAAATGATAAAATTGCTGAGTCCGAGAAGAAAGTAACAAATCAAGTTACAGATGCTGCAAAAGAACAGAACGATACAATCAAAACTGTGTTTGGTTTGAAGAATGTTAATTCTAATTTAACAGAAGAACCTGTTACTCCACCAGAATTAGATGGCTTAAAACAGCTTTCTCAAAGGGAATTTGGTGACGCGCAGAAATATATTAAAGTGTATGAAGATACTAACAGAACTATATACACCCTTACTCAGACATATAAAAAACAGTTCGATGCTAATGGTAATCTTTTAGCTGAGGGATATGAAAATGCTATTGCATATTATGATAGTTATGAGAAACTTGAGGGAGAAGCTGTTAAATTAAGTAAAAAGATTAACTCTAATTATGCGAAACTTGATACAGAAAGATATAAATCTACTGATAAACAGAATCCTAATTATCTTAAAAAGTTACAGGATGATATCAAATCTGATCAACAAGACTTATCCGAACTACATAGAATTGCAAGGTTAAATGCATCTCTTTCTAATAACAATTATACATATCAGGATTTTACTCAAGCACTTCGAAAAGGATCTGCTGAATCCGCCAGATCATTATCTGCAACTCGTAAAACAAATCGTGATAATTTCAATGTTCAAAAAGATACATTAAATACCGATCTTTCTAAACAGATTTCTGATGTGAAATCTCTTGGTCAGGCAGGCGCTATTGCTGCTGCAAAGCTTCAGACTGTACAACAGGCTTTAGTTGGTATTACTACTCCTTCTGGACTTGAAGATACCAAGAAACAGATCGAGGATATTGGTAAACAATTCGATGCAAATAAAACTCGTGAGTCTGCATTAAATTATGTTCACAACCTGGAACAGGGATTAACTGGTAAATTACCTATCACTAAACAAAATAGTGCTACTTCTCAATTTGAAGATAGTATCAATAGAACAAATGGTACATGGACTGGACCATTAGCTGATTTGGATAAAACATTCAAATTTAATCGTAATACTACTGCAACGGAAATTGACGGATATATTGCCGATGCAAAAAAACTTGGAGATATCGGGAAAGAGTCAGCAGAAGCATTTTCCAATTTAAAAACAAATCTTGAAAATTGCTATACAGAATCTGGATTGAAACAAATTCAGACACAAATGCGTGGAATTTCCAAAGAAATGTCTACTGCCAAAAAGCAGGCAGATGAAGCTGCGAAAAATTCTGAAACTGCAAAGATCAATGATCAGTATACTCAGATTATGTCAGATATGTCTAATCTTGAGAAGAAAAATAAAGAACTTCGTACTGCTCTAAAAAGCGATAAAAACGCTGATTATATTAAAAATATTACCGCAGAACGAGATGCATATAAACAGGCTGTAGCAGGTGCAGATGAATATATTGATAAGCATAGAGAGGTTCTCGGAGATAAAGCTGTAAAACAATACAATACAGCTAAAAGTCGTGCCGGTCAGGTAGAAACAGATATCGAAAATGATATTGCAGCACAAACAAAAGCAATTGATACCAAAGATTTTACTGATAGATATACTTCTGCTATTGCTGATGTAAAAGCATTGGGCGAAGCTTATAAAGAACTTAGTAGTATTCAGAAAGAAGCATTTTCTAAAAAATCCGGACAATCTGCTACCACTTTGGACGATTATAATCAGAGAATTACTACTGCTCAGAATAAAATAAAAACTTTAACTACTAAAGTACAAGATTTCCGAGATAATGTATGGGGATCTGATGCTGCTCAAGTGGATAAATTAAATCAGAAAGTATTTGACAATTACGAAAAACAGTTCGACAATATGTCAAATACAAAAGATAACTATACTGCTGATTTAGTAGAAGCAATGAAAACTGCATATCAATTGAAGCGTTCTACTGAGGCTAGTCTACTGAAGAAAGCAATGAATGTTTCTTTAGACTCAGGCCAGTCTGCTGAATTAAAAGGCAAAAATTCCTATGCTTCTCAGCTTTATGGTTCTTTACGAGATCAGGTTATAGAGCAGTTTGGTAAAGATTTTCAGGAGCAGGCAATTTCTGATTTAAGAACAACTGCAAATAGTCAGAGAAGCGATATTCTCAATACAAATTTCAAAACACTCTCTGGTGACATTGGTCAATACGTTTCCAGTGTCACTAAAGCAGGTCGTGCTTCAAAACAGTTTGAAAGTGATTTTTCTGGAATTTCTACAGATCTTGTAAATCTACAAAATACTTTCACAAATCCTTCTAAATTAAATTCTCAAGGTATTGCAGAATATTTTGATCAGATGAATGCAATTGCTAAAAATTATGAATCTCTGAAACAGCATTATTCCTCTGGTATAGGTAAAATATCGCTTGATTATGAACAGGCTCTTGGAGCAATCAGTGGTGAAAAATCTGTTGGAAAAAATAGCAATTACCTTAGAGCGGCTCAAAGTTATATTGAAGAATACAATGGTATTTGGAGTAAATATAATGAAGATGTTAAACAATTTGCTGAGGGTAGTGCAGAAAGACAGCAATTAACCGCGCAAGCTGAAAAAGATTCTACAGAAACTATCAAGAAGATGCAGAATCTTGCAAAAAATGCATCCAAGTATGAAAAAGTTACAAATAAAGGAACCGAAATTGACTGGACAGCAAATAGAACAAAAAATACAAAAGATGCTTCTGCATTTTTAAATCAATACGCTTCTTCTATCGGGTTGACTTCTGAGATTTCTACTAAAATCAATGAGTCTACTGGTCAAGTAACAAAAACATTCACTGATATTTCCGGAAATACTGTAACATTAACCGGTAATATTGATAAATTTAATGATTCACTGCGTGTAACACAGTCATTAGTTTCTAAGAGTGGATCTGGAATGTCTTCATTTGGTAATTCTATCAAAGGAATGGTATCAGGAAACTTTAAAGGTGCTATTGCAGATATTGCAAGTTATGTTTCTTATTTCCAGGTGACCATGAAAGCAATTCAGCAGGCCAAACAAGGTTTCAATGATTTCTTAAATTTTCAAAAAGACTTAACAAATATTAGTTACACAATGAATTTATCACCGGATCAATTACAGAATCTTGGTACTTCTGCAATTGATATGGCAAAAGATTTATCAATGTCATTAGATAATACTATGGACATTTATAAAATCTATGCGAATATGAATACTACTGCTTCTGAAATTCAGCAGACAGCTAGACCAACTGCTATCTTAAGTAACTTAAGTGGTGTTGATGCCTCTACTGCTGCCGATCAGGTACAGGGTATTTTACAGCAGTTCCATATGTTAGAAGATGGATCTACTACTGCTGCTGATGCCTCTATGCATATTGTCGATGTTCTGGATAAAGTTTCCGGAAGTGTGGGAATTGATTACGCTAAAGGTATCAAAATTATTTCTGATGCTGTACAGGCTTCCGGTCAGGTTGCTTATGATGCAGGTATGTCATATGAACAGCTTGCAGCTATTACTGCTAAAGTATCAGAAAGAACTCGTGAAGATGGATCTTCAATTGGTAATGCTTTGAAGACAATTATCACAAGAACTACAAAAGTCGGTAAAATGCCACAATACGCCGACGAAGTTGACAATGCAGCTTTATCTAATGCTTCTGCATCTCTGCATGCTATAGGTGTAGATGTTTATAATCCGGATGGATCTGATCGTGGTATCATTACTGTTATGTCTGAGCTTAAAGATAAGTGGGACGATTTAACTGATGCACAGCAAGCCAAAATTTCGTACGACGTAGCAGCAACACGCCAGACGAGCAAGTTCAAGTCCATGCTGGATGCATTCACAGACTCCATGTCACTGGCAGAAGAAGCAACGACCGCAAATGGTAATGCTGAAGCTAACCAGGAAAAATATATGGAATCAACCGCTGGTAAACTACAAGCAATCAAAACACAGATGCAAGATTTCTGGGTTAATTTCTATAATTCAGGTACTGTAAATGGCGTTCTTGAATTTGTGCATAGTTTAACAGAAGGATTTACGTCACTTGAAAAAACACTTGGACCAATACCGGCATTACTTACTGCTGTATTTGCAGCAATGACAGTAAAAAATGCAACAATGGCAGGATTAAAATTCCTGAGTGGTGGAGGTCTTGCAACAGTCGTAGGTTGACCCAAAAATCTAAGGGTTACACGTTATTTTCCGATTTTTAACAATGAGCCTATCTACATAGAGATTCATATCAATGTGTGGAGAATAGCGACTTAAAATAAATAGAGGATTAATACGTCGAATTCACTATTCTATGCTGATCGCATAGTGAAGTGGGCGAAAGCTCGTGACAACGCACGTACCAACCTGATTTACGATTTAGTCATATGTGAAACGTTAGTAACAATTACGCAAGTAATGACGAGGGAAACATATTAATAATCAGGAGGAGTAGAGAGAGCACCCTTCCTCGGAGTATATTATATATACTTTTAATGAATGTTCCATGAGCGGCACTTCTCTTCTGCCGAATCGCTTTATGCGAAAGAGAGAAATTATATTTGATAAAAGAAAGACACCGCGGTGATCAAGCGCAGTGTCTGTAAGATAAGCTTTGAATTTTAAATTATTGAAATTTAACCTTTAAAACTTTAATTGTGTGGGTTTCACCCCACACTACCAGAGTTGTATTTCTACTTCTCCGGTGTCTCGCTTGCAAACTCGCAATTAAAATCAATACTTTGTTCTTCTAGGTTTATTGATGTCACGAGTTTGATTGGATTGTGCTGTAACATCATCCATAAAGCTGCAAGTAATGCTAAAACCCTAATGATTTTTTTAATTGCTATTTTTGCAAGCTTAAATTGATGCTCTTCACTCTTCATAGTCCACCTCCCTTCTGCCATATGGCTAAAGTAAATATAGGGGATTTTTGATTTGGACAGAACATCCAATTTTGATATTCCTAATTGTAGGTGTGTGCAAAGCCGAGGCACACTCTCGGCTATCCTACAATTAGTAAATATATCACTAGACTTTATTGTTGTAAAGTCAGAACGTAAGTTCATTCTTTTTCATATGTCATACATCCAATGATTAGATATCGTTTTGTCCTGCCGTATTCTTCTGAATCAGTTTGGGCGTAAAGCGTATAGATATTTTTAAAAGGTTTCGGAGCAGGTTTTTTACAAAACGGAGCTGAATGTAATTTTTTTTCATACGGATCTAATTCTTTTCTAAAATTGTCAAGAAAATTCTGTTTTTTGATTTGTATTTCATAATCTGACCTATTCTTTAGGTCTGACATTGTAATAGAATATTCTGTTTGACAATATTTACCAGGAAAAATATCCTGAATGACAATAACTTCACATCCACATATGTCAAGAATTAAAAATGGTTTACAGGAACAATAAAATTCTGTGAATACCCATCGTGTGCTTCCATATGAGTTCATTGATATACTATTTTCAGGAGTGACTGTTAATGATAAATTTGCAATATTTTTATGTAATGCTTTCGTGTAAATATCTTTGACCGGTTTATACTTTGCATATTTGCTTTGTGAGACAGAAATTAATTCTTGAAAATCGTCTGGAAGATTTGAATTTATGTGTCCAATCATTCTTATACTAAGGCTTATATAATCAGGATCAGATATTGATAAACCATTATTATGTACCAGAATTTTCCTTAGAAGTTTTTTATCGACAATTCGATAATCTTCCCAGAGAGTATTTGATTCTTCTTTTAATTTTAGAACATCTGGAGTATTAATTTCATCCCAAAATGATTGCTTAATTTGTTTTTGAGATTCACCGATTTCTATAATCTTTTTTATTCTATTGATTTCTTCTGGGCTATAATTTCCAGTATACATATGTACTCCATTCTGAAAGTAGGTGTTTATATGATTAGCTTAACAAAAAATAATAACATTATTATTCCATCTCAGATTCAGTTTGAAAACCAATTTGCCGTCTTGGGGCTTCTGGAATTTCCTTTGGCTGCGCGCTTAAGAGAAAATCCAACTGATTTATATGTTGTATCAGTTTCTGCGGTTTGCCATAACTGTCCTCTCCGTAAAACACGATTAGGTTGTACCCAATGTAGCCGACTTTGTTGACAATTATCCTTGTTTAAATGCTACAACTTTGGCAAATTCTACAGCTACATCATGCGCTACACCCTCAACAAATTCAAGAGTATGATTCCCTACTTTACCAACAATATTTTTAGTTTTATCCCAAACAGGTTCTGGTTCAGTAGCATCAATGAATTTATGTCCTACATATGTAATTTCATTTATTAAACACTCATTAATATACGGAGAAGCCTTAGGATTTCTATTAGAAATTTTAATAAACCCAATTTCTTCAAGTTTCATGACGGTATACATAATATCTTTGCTGTCATATGTCTGATTTAATGGCGATGCTAATAATTGTTTAAAAGTTACAGGTATAAGAGAAAATGAACCATCTTGCAATTCTCGATAATCAATATTGTTTTTGCAATAAATCAAAACATCTCTTACACATTCTTCGTTTAACGTCATACTTATTACCTCCATAAGAAAGGATTAAAAATGAATACAAATTATAAAATTTTATCAACTGTTGTAGATATTACGCAATTGCTTCATGAAAACAATTGTACATATAATGAATCATATAAAATATTACAGATGGTTACAAATGAGTTAAAACAACAGCAGGAAAATATAGAATATCCTACAGTAGATGATTATTTATCTAATCATAAAACACATAATGCAAATAATCAAGTTATTGCTGCATTAAATCATATAGATGGATATTGCTAATCACCTTCCTGGCCACCATTTGTGGCCGCACTTCTGACAGAGATTCTTCTTCTGAGATGCACCAATCCAGCCGAAGAGTCCATAACCTTGTTCTTCTGTTGTGACTGATGTGGAACCACACCGTGGACAATGAACGACGTTTTGAGATGTATTTGGTTGTGGAGTTGGCTGTTGCGGTCTGTCATTATATCTTGGTAAGACATCAAATTCGAATGTTTGAAAATTATTTTTTATACATTCAAGTACTAATTTTGCCGTTACATAAGTTGATAAAAAATAGAATTCTGACCATTTTTTTAATTCATTGTAGAATTGTAAATATTTTTCATCACTTATTACCGGACGAAAATTTGATATTCCGTATTCCAGTTCAAGAAACTGTTTAAAGTGCGTTTTATCCTCTTCAGACAGTGGTATATAGTATTGGCTTATACAAGAAACATCCTGTTCTTTATTTCTGAAAATACAAATGTTGGTTGCTTGAATCACTTCTTCAGATAAATTATTATTTATAAGAAATTCAGATGCAGGACATCCGCAATAAATACAAGCCGGAGCTTTGTCACTTATCTGTTCCCCACATTCTGGGCATTTAATAAGGGCCATAGTATCATCTCTTTCTTTTATTTTTTATATGAATTATACCTTAAAATTTATCTTATGTCATTAAGTAAAATCGGAAAACTTACAAGCGCATTTAGTTCATTTAAAAATAATCCGTTAGATTTGACTAATATGGCTACTGCATTAGCTTCTGTCGGAAATGTTGATAATGCTGCTAAATATTTAGTAAAAATAAACAAACAAAATGGTAATTTTCTTGGTGAAAATGCTATGGCAGTTTTATTGAGTAAAGCATATCGTTCTTCAGGCATCAATCAAGAAATGGCTATGGGATCTATAAATAATGCATTAGCAAATAGTTCTAAATTTAGTATGGGTGGAATGCTTGGTAGTCTTTCTGCTGTTGGTACTGGTATTGCGACAATGTTTGAATCTATTGCCCCAGTAATAATTCCTTTAATTATCGCAGCAGTTGCTGCTAAAGCAGGTAAAATGGCTTGGGATAATTTTGCTACAAATACTGCTGCAAAGAAACAATATCAGACTTCCTCTAAGGCTTATCAGGAAGCTGCTTCTGAAAGAGACTCAGTTCAATCTGAGTACGATTCTAATAAAGAGCGTATCCAGGAACTTCGAGCTAAAGCTAATAGAACTGTAGATGAGTCCAAGGAATTATCTAATCTTCAAAGCCAGAATGATTTATTAAATTCACAATTGTCTGTAAAAAATCAGATTGCTGATACAGCCCAAAAGCAAGCCGCATTAGATGCTAAGACTGCATTGGAAAAAGGAAGTTATCGTAGTGGTGGACTCCTTAATATGGATTACGATAGCGATCTGGAACATGCATCTCAATTAATAAAAGAAATTAAAGAAGCACAATCTGAAAAAGCTGAGATTGAAGCAAATCGTTCTTCTTACGATGATTCATATTGGTCAGATTATCAGAAAGAAGAACGTGATATTGCAAAATATGACAAAGATATTACTAATAAAAAATCTGATCTTTCAGATTTAATGACAACTATTTCTGATACTTCGCAAGATTTCTGGGACGAACAAGGAAATTTAGTCGATGAATCTACTAGAGATACAGCCAATAAAGTAAAGAAACTTGCAAATGATTATACATCAATTACCGGAGTTTCAGATATTGATTCCAAAATGAATAACCTATTTGCACGTTCACAATTTAAGGATGTAAAAGATCAGCTTCTGGATATTGGTAAAAAGCAAGGATCTAAAGGTATTGAATCTAAGATTAATGAAATCGATGGTCTGAAATCTGCTTTAGACGATGCTGGCATCAGTGTAGATGATTTTACTTCTGAGCTTATGGCTATGGCAGATCCAGATGCAAAAAATTTAGAAGGGATTAAAGAAAATCTAAAAGATATTTTCGGTGAAATCAAAGATGCAGACGGAAATTCTCTTTATGACTTCTTTAAAGATAAATCGAATAAAGATATTGAGGGATACTATGATTATTTTCTCAATCAGGGATTAAACCCACAAACCAGTGACTACACATGGAAAAAAGAAGATATTGAAAATAGTTATAATGATTATCTCAAATCTAAAGAAACTATCGAAGCAGAGTCTTCAACATTTTCATCCAAATTCAAAAATTCTGCTGAAGATACGGCAACAGATCTTGATACCATAACAGACAATTTCCAGACAGATATGTCAAATATCAAGTCTTCAATGGATTCTATCAAATCCGGTACATTCCAGAATTCAGATATTACTGATCTTATTCAGCAGTTCCCGGAACTTGCTACAGAGACTGATAATCTCCAACAGGGATTACAGAATTTAGCGTTTGATAAAGCAAGCGATGCTATCGGTAAAATCAGAGACTCTGTAAAAGATGTAACTGATCCGAAACAGCTTGCTGCTGCTGATAAATATGTTCAGAGTATTATGGATACTATGGATCTAAGTGGATTTGATATGAGCAATGCTAAGTCTGCAATTCTTGGTAATTTAACAAAGAATTTAGCAGACAAACATATGGCCTCTGTTACAACACCAAACCTTGTAAATCAGTTAATGTCAGAATATGGAAATGATGAAATTGCAGTTCAAGCAATTATGAAATTGTCACTTGATCCATCAATGGCAAATGCTGATCTCGACACTTGGAAATCCAAAATTGAAGATACTAAAGTACAGATTCAGTTGGATACTTCAGCTAAAAATCTGGATAATCTCTCAAAAGAACTAACTCGTCTTCAGACGGATGCTTCCGATCAGCAGACAAGACTGAATAATAAATCTGCTTATAATATGAAAGCTACTGCTTCAGATTACACCAATTTAATTAAAAATGGTGACAAACAGATTGAGAATCTTAATAAGCAGATTCAGGAATATCAGACCAGTATTGATACCCTAAGAAAGAGTAAAGGTCTATCTCCTCTTTCTGATGAAGATAACGAACAGATTAAGCAGTATCAGGATCAAATTCAGGCAGCTAACATGTCTATTGAAAACATGAAGGCTTCTCAGGCCGATTGGAGAAAAACAGCATTTAATCTTCCAGTAACTGATATGCAGAACACTGTTACCGCTCTTACATCAGCTATTAGCGAAATGCAGACAGAAACAGGACTTACATCTGATACAATGGATAGTCTTAGAACACAATTCAGTGATCTAAAAGATGCTCATGTTGATAATGTATTTGATCGCACTGCAAAAGGTTTGAAAATCAACACAGAAAGAATGAAGGATTATCTGGAACAGCAGAATGAATTCATGAATTCTGATTTTGCACAACGGATTCAGGATTATCAGGATCAATTATCAGCAGGTAACAAAGATTATACTCAGCAAGGATTAGAAAATCTTAAAAATCTGCAGGCACAGTATTTTGCTCAGTATCAGGAGGCTGCAAAACAGTTCTCTGATTTCCAAGCTATGGTTAATGCTGACAATCTTTCTACTGAAGGCAATGAATATACTACAGCTAAGAGTTATCTGGATAACGCAAAAGATCTGTATGATAAAGGCTTAGTTGGTACTCCTCAGTTTAAAGCAGCTGCAAAATATTTCTCTCAGAATGGTTTTGAAGATGCTGATAATTTCATTGAGAACTACAACAAACTTAAGAATTATTACACTGATGATGCTTCCGGTCCAAAGAGATTTTTAAGCGATCTTGAGGCTAAGGGATTAGCTACTTACAAAACTCTTGAGGATGGAAATCAGCAATGGATGTACTCTTTCACTGATACTCAAGAAGCTGCAGATGCTATGGGTATGAGTCTTGAATCATTCGAATCTATGTTTGGTAGATTGAAAGATTACGGCGATACAAATAATTTTGTATCTTCTCTTGAAGAAGGTGCCCTGAAATCTGAAGAGATTGACGATAAACTCATTGATGCTCAGATTAAAATGGGAAAACTGAAAGCCAGTGGTGCAAATCAGTCCGCTCTGGACGATCAACAAGCAGTTATTGACAATTTAATTGCACAAAAAACTGGTATTACTCAGGCTATATCTGATTTCAAAGATGGCACTGTTGATCGTAAGATTCAGGATATCAAGGATGCCAAAGGTTCTATTGACGAATTGAATCAGTACATAAAGGATAATGGTATTGATAAAGATTCTGATTTTGGTAAGAAATGCATCGAATCAATTCAGGAACAAGCTAAGAAGACTGGCATTAAATTAACACCTGAATTTGAAGTTGATGAGGCTGCTTATAATAAAATGATCCAGGGTTATGAAGCGAAGGCTAAAGGGCAAAAAATCAAACACTTCCAGGATGTTAACGAAGGAATTGAAAGTGGTAACACTGGAGATTATACAGATTCTGATGTTGAATTGGTTAATAAGATCAAAGATGCTCAGGATAAAAAGAGCGATAATTATAAGCAACTACAAGATCTTATTCAAACCCTTAATAAAGAGAATCCAGCAGATCTGGCACAAATTCAACTCGGTAATGGAGCTTATGAATCTGAAGATGCTGGCATTCGTGGCGCCGAGGATGCCTTACAAGGATTTGCAGATCAGCTTGATTTAACTCAAGAACAAGCCAATGCTCTTCTTACTGTTTTACAGGCTTTAGGCGAAGTAAAAGTCCAACCTGAGATGTCAGAAGAACTGAAAGAGATGCAGAAAAATAAAGGTTCTGTTGATCTTGCACATAGACCTGTTATTGATGCCAGCGAGTTATCAGACATGGGATATCAAAATGTCGGTGATGGAACAGCTACTGTATTTAGTAGTGGATATTCTACAGACGACGGAAAGAAAACTGTAGTTGTAACTCCAATCCTTCCAAATGGCGACGTTCTTGAACCTGAAGCTTTAGATCATTATGCAAATGAGATCCTTGAAACCGGTAAAGACACCCAAGGTATTGGAATTCGTACTTTTGAAGGTGATGATTCTATTCAGCAAGCTAATAACTATGCTGAAATGTTACATCAAGTACAGCAGGCTTATTATGGCGAAGATGAAGCTGCAAAACAAAGTCTTGAAACTCTAAAAGACTATTCCGCTCAGGAATTAATGAATATTGATTATACTGACGGTCAATATAGTGACAATGAAAGATATGCCAATGCAGAAAAATCTGTAGATTCGCTTATTGACAGCTATAAACAGATGGGTATGTCTGAAATGGAAGCTCAGGCTGCTGCTGAATCTCTTATCATGGTTATGGATGATATGGGATTACTTAAGGTTACTCCTGAAGTTGATACTTCCGGCATAGATGAATTGGATCAAGCTACTCAGGACGGAATGGCTTCATTGCGTCAGATGAAAGCAGATGGGGATATTGATCTCTCGTTCGAAATTGATAGTGATACTGACGGATTATCGATAGATGAATTACAATCTCAAATTGATGAACTTGAAAAAGCTAAAGTAAAATTAAAGTTAGACGTTGATTCTCCTGAATACAATGCAATTCAATCTATGATTGATCAACGAGAAACTCAGATTCATCTTCAAGTTCTTATGGATCAAAGTACTGATATTGATAAATGGTTAGCACTTGCGAATGGCGAAGACGGCGATAAGCAGTTAGCTATTGCTGCAGGAATTGATTTAAATGATGAAGATGCTCAATCTAAAATTGATGCTTTAAAAGCAAGTCTGAAATCTTTATCAGGCGATACACCTGCTATATCGGTTAAAATTGACGAAACTCAATTCCAAGCATTAACAAAAGAACAACAAGGCCAAGGAACTGTAACTTTCAAGCCAGAACATAAAGAAGTAGATGCTTACCTTGCTGAAGAGAAAAAAAGCGACGGAAAAGTAAAATGGTCTAATGAGACAGGTTTAGTAGATGTTTATGCTGCTACCGAACATTATTCTCATGGTACTGTTCATTGGGGAAATGATATTTCTGCCGTTCAAACTTCATTCACTGCTACCGGAACTGTTAATTGGATAAATGCAGGTGGGCCAAGTGGTGGTTTGAGTAAAGAAGTTGAACTCTCAAGTGGTACGTTCAAAGCTGAGTCTACTGGAAGCGCTTATAATGTCTTAAATATTACACCGGCTCATGCAAGTGGTACGAATGTTGCTATTAAACAAGATCAACAAGCTCTTGTAAATGAAGTTGGTGTCAACGGTCACGCTGAATCAATTGTTCGTGATGGTGTTTGGAGTTTAATTCCTGGCGGTGCTCATATAGAGAACCTGAAAAAGGGCGACATTATATTCTCTACTACTCAAACTGATGCTCTTCTTAAACATGGGGCTATTCAAGGACATGCCAGAGCTTATGCAAGTGGCACTGTTACTTCTCCAGGCGTTATGAAAGCCTATGCTGCTGCTGGTAATACTCCGGGATTCCATTTTCAAGGCGGAGCTGCAACTGTTAAACCTGCCGGATCTGGAAATTCTGGTAATTCCGGTAATTCTGGTCTTCAACATGCAATCGAAGATAATACAGATGCGGTATCAAATAATAGTGATGATACAAGTGACGCGGCTGATGAAGTAAGCGAAGCTCTTCAAAATGTAATCAAGAAGCTGAATGATAATGCTATGGATTGGGTTGAAGTTGCTATGGATCGTCTTGATCGTATAACTTCTAGGTATACAGATCTTGCCGAAAGCGATTACAGCCATTATACAAAAGCTCAAAAGTATTATAATAAAGCTCTTGAAAATACAGATAAAGAAATCAAGGCTGCTAAAGAAAGCATCTCTGTTTATAAAAGGAAGTCCGAAGAAGTTGCAAACAATGGCGAAGTAAGCAAATATCTTACTCCTGCTCTGAAGAAAAAAGTTCAAGATGGCACTATTAATATAGAAACATTGGATGCAAATCAGAAAGCTGCCGTAGAAGCATATAAACAGTGGTACGACAAGTATCTTGATGCCGTTCAAAAATATAGAGATAAGAAAACTCAGGAACTTGATTTAGCTAAATCTAAAGTTGATAATGTTTACGATTCCTATGATCTGATCATTAGTAAGCGTAAAGCCAAAGAGGAATATTATGCAGCTAAAGCTGAAAATCGTATAAAGAGCGGAAAATCTCAAAAAGTCGGTTCGGTATATTGGAAAGATCTTAAAAAACAAGTAAGTTATGCTCAATATCAGAAAGACTGGATGTTAAAAGAAAGAGATAAAGTTCAGCAAAGCATGACAGATTATCTTAATGTGAATGGTCATAACAAAAAAGATAAAGCTTATCAGGAAATGAAGAAAAATCTAACTGATTTGAACACGTCTATTGTTGAGGCTGATACACACATCCAAGAAACTAAAGCTGCTCTTGAAGAAACCAGAGAGAACTTAAAGCAATGGCAAATTGATCGTTGGGAAAGAGCTGGTGATAAGCAGGACGCTTCTCTTAGTTATAAAAAGAATGCTGATGATATTAATTATCAGCTTTCAGCCAATGATTATGAAGAACGTTTGAAAACTTATGATAAAATTATTCGCGCTGATGAAGAAAAACGTCAGCTTCTTGCAGAGGAAATTGCAACAAAAACTTGGAGTAATGAAGAGACGCAGAAAAAGATTGAGGAATACGATAACCTCACTGCTTCTATTATTAAATCCAAAGAAGCGATGCGACAATTAGCTCAAGAAGAAATTGATTTTCGATTTAAACCTCTTGATGAAGCGCAGAATAAACTTTCAAATCTTGTATCTGAGCTTCAGACTGCTCAGAAGTTACTTGGTGATACCGAGAGTTTCTATAATGATGATGGAGCCTTCTCTACAAACGGTTTGACCAATATTTTATTAGTTCAAGAACAGATTGACGCCACTAAGGATAAAATAGCAAATTATCGTGAGGGATTAAATAAGCTGGATGAAATGTATAAAAATGGTGCAATTGGTCCAGAATATTATAAGACTAAAACCGATGAAATGCTTAAGAGTTTGCAACAAGAGTCTGCTACTCTTGCTGATCTTAAACAGAACCTTCTTGATATGTATACCACTCAAGTTACTAAAGAGAATGATCTGTTACAGGAGAATATTGAAAAACGTAAAGATGCTCTTTCTGCTAAAGAGAAATATTACGATTATGACAAAACTCTAAAGAAGAAAACTAAAGATATCAATGCATTAAAAGCACAGATTGCTGCACTTGAAGGAACATCAAATGCAGCCTCAAAAGCTCGTCTTGAGAAATTACGTGCGGAACTTGCAGATGCAGAAGACGATATGGCCGATACAATGCATCAGCATGAAGTCGATATGAAAAATACCGGCTATGAGAATTTTTCAGATGAGGCAAATAAGGCGTTAGACAATACTCTTGATGCTGTTAAGAAAAATGCAGCTTTCCAAGAAGCTATTATTGGCAGCATGCTTTCTAATGTAAAAGCAAATTACGACAGCACCTATAAACATCTGGGTGACGTAATGGATCAATATGGCATGAAAGTTTCTCAAACTTATAGTCAAATGATCACAAAGGCAGCTGATTTTAATACTGCTGCTGTAAATGCAACAAAAGCATGGGAAGGTGTTACAAAAATTGACACCAGTAAGCCTTATGGCGGTTCATCTGCTGGTAATAGTGCATTTGATAGCGCAATGAATAACGCAGGATCTTCTCAGACTGCTGGAAGTCCAAATATTAAACCAGATACAGACTATACTCTGAAGCTGAGTGATACAGATATTTATCTGACATACAGTCATATCAAGAAACAGCTTAAAGCAACATGGTCACCAAAGAAACCAGAACACTCTGATATCGAGTGGAAAAGTTCTGATGAATCTATTGCGAAAGTTTCTTCTGATGGTACAGTTCGCGGTGTGTCTTCAGGTCTTAATAAGAACGGTTTAATGGCGCGTGATGAGTCTAAAACAAGAAAATGTATCATTACTGCTATTGGCGGTGGTGGTCTTGCTAAAGCTACTTGTACCGTTCATGTAATGCCGGATTCTCATTATGAGAAGATCAAGGATTATGCAGATAAAGCTGGAATCAAAGAGACTTCAGGTAATAATCTGAGAGATGCCATGGAATATGCTTATAAAAACGGCGCAAACCATAGCAATCAATCATATACCGCAGTTGAAGGATTTAAAAAAGCATATCTGAAGGACTGGACAAATTCTCTACCTAACCGTCCAGACGGTGCGACAGACGTTCCTGCCGGAGTGAGTCCTTTGATAGGATATTTTAATGCTAAAGGTAAGAAAGTCGGACCAAAAGAAATGCAACAGCTTGCAGATATTCTTCAGATCAATACTCCGGGTGTTAAGAAATATGATTCTTGGGGATCTACTCTGAAAAATAAAATCCTGAAGGCATATAAATCCTACGGATTCTCTAAAGGTGGTGTTGTACGGAAAGGTATTCCTGCCAGCATACTTGATATGATCGGCGGAGATGCTTTAATACCGCGTGGAGATTCTATGCTGATCGGTGCAAATCCGGGTGAAACTGTTCTGACAAAAGAATTCACAGATCAACTGAAACCTACAGTTGCTACTCTGAATGAATTTAATGCTAGAATGGCGAAACCAATTACCACTATTCTACCGTCGTCTTCAAATGATACAAGTGTGAATAGTGAGTGTAATATTACAATCAATGTTGATAAAATCAATAATGAGCAAGATATTAAGAAACTTGCTTATCAAATTGGTGATATTATCACTGAACGTAATAAACGTGACTGGAAAAAAGTTCGCTAATTTAAAAGGGCTGTCTTTAAGACAGCTCTTTTAATATTAAAAAATATATGAAAGAGGTGAGAAAATGCTACAATTTGAATTTAATGGTCATACTTCTGACGAATATGGATTGATTGTGACTAGAATAGAAGAAAATGATACTCTTGTAAATCGTTCTTTGCAGTTAGGAGAAAAGAATAAATATCGACCAAAAGAAAATCAGTTCGGAACATTATATGGTGATAATTATTCATTCAAAATGGGCGTAATGAGAAATCCATGCAGAAACAAAAATGTAGTTCCAGAATTAAAAAATGGAATTTTAAGATACGATCCAACATATACTCCATATTTAGATAATGGAATTTTAAAATTTTCTATGAATTATACAGCTGATATAAAAAATGGAATTATTATTCCAAATGATTCTGATTATTTAACTTCAAATAATATTAGAATCATTAATGCATGGTTAACATCCCCTCAATATCCAAGGCTTCTTAAATTTATTGGAGACGATTATTTTTCAGAAGAAATCGAATTTTTTGCTACAATTACAGAGGTATCTACAGAACATGCATCTCTTCCATATGAACTAACATACACAGTAACTTGTGATAGTCAATGGGGATATACTCCTCTTATTTTATGTAAAACAACTTCCTCTTCTACTCTTCCTAGAGAATATTCTATTCAGAACAATTCTGATTGTTGGGAAGATTATGTATACCCCACAATTAAAGTTTCTCCAAAATCTCATGGGATAATTACTATAAAGAATAAAACCGATAATGGTAGAACAATGAAAATTAATGCATTAAAAAGTGATGATTTCTATATAGATTGTAGAAATTTAAAAATCTACGACATCACAAAGTCAATTGTTTCATTTGAAGATTTAGGGATTGAGGATATAGATGACATTTATTGGCCTCGTCTTGCTTATGGAGAAAATATATTTGAATTTACAGGTGACGCGACATTTGAAATCTCATATAGAGAACCACGAAAGGTTGGTGCCTTTGCATGAGAATGATTCATAATTATGATATTTATGGAAATACAGAATCTGCAATCATTTATTTGGCTAAACCTGGAAAACGATTCTTTTGTGCATTAGGTGGAATTGATACTTCTACTGTTTCTGTTACGTTAAGAACTAATAATACTGCAGAATTAACTTTTACAGTTGATAAATATGTAGATGGCGTAGAATCTCAGGGATATGAAGAACTCGATGAAATGATGGAATTGTATTGTGACGGAATCTGGTATAAAATTATGGATCCTCCAACAGAGACAAATGACGGAATGCAATGTACAAAGGATATTACCGCCGAATCATATGAAATCTCTCTTACTCAATATAAACTAAAAAATTTTAAAATTAACATGGGCGAAGAAGATTCTTATGAAATGATGTACCAAAAAAATCATGATATTAATAAGTTTTATCAAATTAAATTTTATAATCCAGAAAATGAAGACCTAAGTTTTCTACATATTGTGCTGAAACATGCGGATGTACCTGGATGGAAGATCGGATATGTAGATAACATCACTCTGGATGATGATAAGGTATTACTTCCGAATGAAATTTGTAATTTCGATGTGGACGATCAAAATGTATATGCATTTTTCACCCAAACTGCTGCTCCTGCATATAAATGTGTTTTTGAATTTGATACCGAAAATTTATTAATTAATGTATATAAGCCGGATAGTTTAGGTAAAGATACAAATGTAGTACTTGGTTTTCGTAATATTCAAGATAGTGTAACAATATCAAGAGACGACAGTTTGGTAACACAATTTTATGTTGATGGACTTGACGATTACAATATCGATCTTGCAAATTTTGGAAACTCTGTAATTACAGATTGTTCTCATTTTTGTCGTGAACCATATATGAACATCATCCTACAAGAAAAATATACAGCTTGGCAAAAATACATAGAATCAAGAAGAGATGAATACTGTAATTTATCTAGGGAGTATAATAAAAATCTTGACATTCTTGCTGAATTGATGAATAGAGTCCCTATTGATACCGCTCAGACAAATTGGTTCGGACAAAAAGTTGAAGATCTAAAAGATGCATATGATTCAAACATGGCTATAATCAAAGGTTTTGAGTCTATTCATGTTGATGAAGAAGGAAATTTTGATCTTGAAGATTTGAAAAATTCATCCGATTGGCCTATGTACGAATCAATCATGAACTATACTCTTCCATCCATTGTGGCTGCGTTACAAGCTCAAGACGAAACTATAGAGGGTTTTGGTAAAGGAAACATCATCTCATGTGTAAATCCAGTTGTATTAGGTCAAGATTGGTATATGGTAGGTTCCGGAACTTCTTCGTTCCAAACAGTACAAATTAATGACGCACCTGCGTATGGAATTACTCGTGGAGTTAAAGTAACCGGTATAGATGGTGGTATCTATCAACACAATATCAGTATCGAACCATCTCAGAGATATACTCTTAGTTGTTTTGTAAAAGGATCCGGTACATTTTATCTTGGTTATAATAACACCGGAGAGGACAGAAAGAATATTTCTTATAACATCGCATCTTCTTGGACAAGAGTTTATACTTCTTTCAATCTAACATCACATCTTATTGATGTGGCATTTACAGGAAGTTCTGACTTTACTGTTTGTGGTATGCAACTTGAAATGGGAGACGCCCCATCTCAATTTGGATATTTTACTCAGTCTGAAGCAATCATGAAAGCGTATGAAACAGATTGGAAATTATACGGCATTGCAGAATTAAAAACTAAAATTGCCACATATGATTCATGTATCAAAGAACTAAAAAAGAATGGATATGCAGATGGATATAATCCTCTTTCTGGATACGAAGAGGCATATTTTACTCAAATGCATCAGAAATATCTGGATTATTTGAATTTAAAAGATCAGGCTGAAACTGCATTAAAGGAACGTCAAGCTGAATATGATGCGGCTAAGAAACCTGAAATTCAAGAAAAACGAAACCAGATTGCCAAAGATGTTTTAATGGAAAATTTTGGTAAGGTACAGGAAAAATATCCAGCGTTTACAGATAAGGAAACGTATATTATTAAGAGCCTATATAATCAAGCAACTTATTCAAATGAAAATATTATTATTACGACTCTTGATAGCACAGTTGATGCAGTCGATAAAGCGATTACATTATATAAAGATGCTGTAGAAGAATTGTATGTAGAATCTCATCCGCAATATACTTATACAGATGAAATTGGAAATATTTATGCTCTTCCAGAATTCAGAGAATATCATGATCAGCTTGCAGTAAATGATTTTGTTCGATTAGGACTATCTGATACACGATATGTAAAACTTCGTGTTGTAGAAATCAGATATAATCCTTGTGATATGGATGAAACGATGGAAGTTACTTTTTCCAACATGGTCCAATATAAATCAAAATTAACAAATGATAACGAATTTTTAACAAATGCATTAAATCAGACTTCTGACAGAACCGGTGGTCGTGTTAATTCAGTCAACAAATCTTCTACTTCTGATTATGTCATCACATCAGAAGCTATCAAACAAATCTTTTCAAATCCTCTATTCAATTCAATGTTAGGTGGAACTGTCACTGGAGGAACCGGGTCTGGCGGAACCATTACTGCTGATACAATTATTGCAGAACTCGTGAAAGCAAAAGAAGGTGTATTTGATAAGCTTACTGTTGATACTGCTTTCATGAAATATCTCGATGTAAAACTTATTTCCGCAGATAAGATCACAACTCGTATTCTCGAAGCGGAACAGGCAAATATTGAAAAGCTGTCAGCTAAGATTATAGAATCTAACCAGATTAATGCTGATATGATTAATGTGAAAAATCTTCTTGCAGGTCATGCAGGAGTTGGAGAATTACATACAATTCATCTTACTGTAGAAAATGCAGAAATTGATCAGGCTGTTATTACTAATCTCATCGCAAAGAAAATTGCAGTTGGAGATTTAATGGCTCAAAATGCTCTTGCAAATCAAATTGTACTTATCTCTAAAGACAATAAACCTACTATTGCATTTCAAGAAAGTACCCAACAGTTTTATGATTCCAAAGGAAATGTTCGTGTGCAGATTGGTATGGATGGTAAAGGGGATTTCAACTTTATTGTTAAAAATGGAGACAGAGCTGCTTTATTTGATGAAAATGGTATTACCCAGACAGGTATTCCAGATAATACAATTCTTGGAGACATGATTAATAACGCTACCATTACCAAAGACAAACTTGGATTCCAAATCATAGAACCAAATGAACAAGGTGGTATTGACATCACTAATATTTATGATGGCAAAGGAAATCAATGGTGGGGAATAGAAAAGACGACTATTACCGATGACTACACAAAGCAGATTAAGAATGTTACAGATACTCTGACCGGACAAATCGAAACTAAGGTTAGTAATACTCAATATCTTAAAGATCAAGAATCTATCCGAACAGATTTTTCTGATATCAAACAAAATGTTTCTGGGATTACATCTACTGTAAGCAGTATGCAAACAGATCTTTCTGAAGCTCAAGAAAAAATTAAAGCAAACACCTCTTCTATTACTCAGAATGCAGATAAAATCAGTTTTATGGTAACTGGTGACAAAGAGTCTGAGTTCACAGTTACTGATAAATTTATTCAGATGATTTCTGACCATATTAGCATTGATGCCAGCACCATTGACATTAATGGTATTATCACTGCAATGAATACACACACTGGACCAGGTAAAACTAAAATCGACGGTGGTATTATTGAAACTAACACAGTAAATGCTATGTTAATTGCTGCTCAGTTGTTGCAATCTAAGAATTATCAGGGACCCTCTGCGGTTGACGGAATTTATGCACAATCTGGACTCCAGGTTAATATGGAAACTGGTGCTATGACAGCAAAGAACTTCGCTATTGATGATAAAGGAAATGCTTATTTTAAAGGCAATGGTGAATTTGAAGGTAGCATCACTGCTAATAAAGGTTATATTGGTGGTATTGGTGGTTTTACTATTGAAGCTGGGAAATTGTATTCTGGCATGGATAGCTTGCCTGAACAACCAACATCAGTATCAAAAGATAAAAATGTATATATTGGTACAGACGGAATTGCTCTTGGTAGTGGAAACTTCAGAGTTGATTCAAATGGTAAGCTTTATGCTAACTCTGGTACATTTTCAGGAACTATTTACGCTGATGGAGGAACTATTGGCGGTTGGAATATATCTGCAAATTCATTAAGTAACAGAGATGGATCCATAAGTTTGAATCCAGATGGTTTAAAACTTGGCAATCAGTTAAATATAGATAATCAAGGGAATGCAACTTTTGGTGGTAAACTATCAGCTGTTACCGGAAGTTTTTCTGGTGAATTAGTTGCAGCAACAGGTAGCTTTTCTGGTGAATTAAAAGCTGCTACTGGCACATTCTCTGGGGATTTAAAAGCTGCAACAGGTAGTTTTAAAGGAGAACTTTCTGGTGCAACTGGAAGTTTTACAGGTAGTGTTATTGCTACATCTATTACTGCAAAGCAATCATATTCTATTTATTATAACGATGTTGGAACTGGTGAACCAACTGATTCAGTACAAGTAATTACTGCATTTGACTGGGGAACTAATACAACTCAAATTGGATTTGGGTTGATAGATTCATCTTTAGACTCTTCAAAAATGCATGGAATGCTTCTGATAAAAGAACAAGGCGCAAGAGTTCTAACATTAATTGCAGATGATATTAATACAAATGGATGGTTAAATGTTAATAAACTTAATATTACTGATTCATTCGGACAGTATAAAGGAGTGCCATATAAATCAATTATGTGGAAACCAACAGACACATTTGACTTTAATGGTTATAATCATCATCACACTATTCTTCCTTATAAGAATGGTAATTTTGCAGTAGGTATGGAAAGTACGACTACAGGAATGTTATCTATTAGTTTATTACCATATTTGTTATCAACTGAAACCGATGCATATGGTAATATTACAGTAAGTAAAACTAAAGATACTACTTCTCAGATAAGCATTGGAGCAACAGCTAATCCATATGCATGTATTTATGTAGATGCCATTTATCTTACTGGTGATAAAAAAGCTTATACCTCACTGGCTAATTTAGGCAATGGTGGTACAACTAATTATAATGGACTTACAAATAAACCTAAAATTAATAATGTTGAATTAGCAAGTGGAAATAATACATTATCTAATTTAGGGATTGCTGCACGATCACATTCTCATTCTAAATTAAATAACAGTTCTCCTGTAGGTTATACAGGATTTGGTCATTGCCATACCGTAATTATGAATAGTAATCATAATATGTGGATTGCAATTAATAATGATGGTACACCCGCATTGACTCCATATAAATTAAAAACATCAACTAGCTATACAGATGTTGATACATATTCATTGGAAAAGGGTGGCACTTGTAACCTCGGAAGCACAGATGCGCCTTGGAATGCTGTATATGCTAAGAATTACTATGATGAATATGGAAATAAGATTTCTACAGGCGGTGGTTCAATTAGTCTTAAAATTGATGGAGTTACACGTAGTTCTGGATTCACGAATTATAACCTTGCAACGCAAGATTGGGTGGCTGGTAAAGGATATTTAACTCAACATCAATCTCTTTCTGGATATGCTACTACAAGTTGGGTTAAAGGAGCATTTGGTGATACATTAAGTATTTCAGGAAGTACATTATATTTAAAAAATTATAACGGTTCTCAATTAAGCTCAGTTACTTTACCAACAAGTTCTGGTGGTGGGAATTATGCTCCATTAAATCATACACATGATCATTTAACAGGATCATTTGATGTTACAGTTGGTTCATCAACAATGTATCCAGATGGTGATGGTTCATATTCATGCGGTAGTAGTGGACATAGATGGAAATATGTTTATGCATCTAACGGTATAAATACTGGTTCTGATGAGTATATAAAAGAAAATATCAAAAGCATTACTAATTTTCCATCTATTGATAAATTTTATATGTCATTAAATCCAATTCAATATAAATTCAAACAACGTCCAAACGATGATGAAATATCTAAAATACATTTTGGATTTGGAGCAAGGGAAACAGAAAGACATCTAAAGGAAAATAATTTTGAATCAGAAAATTATAGTATAGTTACAAAATCTATTTTAGATAAGCCTAATTTTGTTGGACGTACTGATGAATATTCAATGAATTATCTTGAATTTATCTCTCTCAACACCCACATGACTCAAAAAGCCCATCACCGTATTGATTCTCTCGAATCTGAAAATCAATCCCTTAAGAATGAAATTCTTATGCTTCAGGGACAGCTCTCTCTCATTACTCAACGACTACAAAAAATGGAGGAAAAGTTATGTTAAAAATTAGTGAAACAAGAAATGTATCCGGTCAGGTTATGATCGGTGAAGGTGAAAACTCAAAGCAGGTTGCTTATCTTAATGCATCTGTTAGTAAAGATGGAAATGTAAATATCAATAAATCCATTCAGGATAGCGAAATATTTAAAACAAATAAAGAAGCAGTCCTGAAAGATTTTACAGAGTTTGAAACATATGTGTATGGAATTATTCCTGAATAAATAAGAGGCCATGAGCAATTGTGGTCTTTTATTATGCAAAGAAGGTGAAATATTTGACCAGTCGAGAATATGAACTTGAATTAAAGAAAATCAAAGCCAAAAATCGGCAGATTGAAATGAAACGAAATCTGAAGGCAGCAAAGGTTAAAAGATTCAATTTTAAAAAACCAAATACAAGTAAGCTTATTGTGTTTGTAGTCTTTGCTATTTGCTTACAGATTCTTTGGTTTAGTGAACATATGATAAGTCTCACTGGAGATACGAGTTATATGTATGCGCTCATAGGTATTCCGGCAGCGTTGATTCCTACAATTTTAGGATATTATGCCAAAGCTAGTAAAGAAAACCAGGTCGGAGGTATTACCTATGATACTGCAATGTGCAATTTAGAAGCACAAGAAAAGCCAGTCTTCGATCATGTATCTGAAGATGAGGCTGTAGGATGAATGGAGGTATGACTATGGACATCAAACAGGGTATTCAGGATGTATTATATCTGATCATTACTGGTATTCTTCCACTTTTAATCACTTATGGAATCCTCTTCCTAAAAGTAAAGATTAAAGAACAGGAAAAGAACCTGGAAAATGATCAGCTCGTAAAATATATAGACGCTGCTACTGATGCTATTAGTAAAGCAGTGCTCACAGTTAATCAGACTTATGTAGATGCTTTGAAGAAGGAAGGTAAGTTTGATGCAGAAGCTCAGAAAACTGCTAAACAGATGGCTATTGATAAAGCTAAGGCTTTGATTACAGAAGATTCTAAAGCGGCTATCGAAACATTATATTCTGACTTTGAAGCATATCTAAATGATGCTATTGAAGAACTCGTCAGAGAAAATAAAGTTACATATTAATATAAAAGGAGTACAAGGATTATGAAAAAAGTTATTGTAAATGCAGACATTATGGCAATGTATAAAACATTAAATTCTATGAAGAGTCGTGCGGATTTAATCGCAGGAGATGTTGATGTATTCTGGGCGAATACAATGAACCTGAAGACTCTTAAGGCGCAGGTAGATAAAATCTCAGAGGTTGAGCAGGAGTTAGTTGATTCTTATTTTACAGAGGAAAACTCACATTCTATTGTTGACGAAAACGGTAATGAAACAGGAAATCGTGCTCTTAATGATGACATAAAAGATAAAATCATCCCTGAAATTCAAGAAGGTCTGCAGAAAATTTATGATAAAACATGTGAACTTGATGTTGAGATGATCCCAGAGGAATCTCTCAAGAAAATGCTTAAATCTAATGAAGACAAACTGTCTATGCTTGATATGACAGTACTATATGAATTTGTAGAAAAAGGTGAGTAATAATGGCAACATATATTCAGGGAATTCAAACCTCTGTTGGTGTTGTTAAGTATGATTACAATTATCTGGCTAATCTCCCTGAATCAGATATGACATTATCTAAACAGGGTGCATTCGCTGATGCCCTTGTTGTTGGAAGAAAACTTACTCAGCTGGGAGCTGATGTGGATAAATTGAAAGAATCTATGACTGCCGTACAGAAGTCTATCTCTGATCTGCAGTCTGCAGATTCTTCTTCTAACACTTCAATTGAACAGATCAATACATCATTACTTAGCATGACCAATAATATCGAAACAATACAGAACAATATTACTACTTTGACTCAGAATACTGCTGAGATCAAGAAAAGTGCTGATAATGCGAATTCATCAGTCACAACACTGCAGGAAACTATTAAGTCACTACAGACTAGAATTGAAGCTTTAGAAAAAACTCAGACTAAATAAGGAAGGAGGCAGTTATGTATACACTAAAAATTACAGATGAAAATACTGTTGTAACAACAGTCAAAGAATCAATTGTGGAAAGAAGTAATTATGTAGATAAGATTCAGATTGTAACAAGTAAAATGTATCGGGAACAGATTGATATGTCAGATACAACTGTTTATATGAAGTATAAGCTCCCGGTGTCAGACAAAATTAAAATGACACAACTTATTATAAATAATCTTGAATATGAACAGAATTATATCCAGTATTTAATCCCTGTCGATGCAGCACTTACTGCTGAAGCCGGGGATATCGAAGTATCTTTCACGTTCTTAAAACTTGTTGCTAATGAAGATGGAACATACACTTCTTATATTCGAAAAACCACATCAGGTGTTATTCATATTACTCCACTTGTACAATTTGATAAATATGAACCTTCTGAATTGTTTACTGAAATTGATCAGAGGCTCCTTGCGATGGAAGGAATGATTAAAGATCTCAATGCTCAGAATAAAGCAACTTATGAAGGTATGGTAAAAGATATTCGTCTTAATACAGAAGACAGAAAAATCACTTTAACAGACAGAAATGGTGAAGATACCGGAAATGGTATCGTTGTAAAAGATCTTTCTGCTATGGTAGCCGAAGATATGACAGGTAAAGATCCTGATGGCACACAGGATGGAGTTGTTCATCTTGATCAGGTTGTCGATCTGGATAAATTATTAAAGTAAAGGAGTCATGATATGTCATTTAAAGATTCTAAAATTGCTGCTGCGGCTAATTCGGCAATGACTTTGAGTGCTGAGTTAGCCGTAGACACTGAGGAATATACATTATGTACTGATGGTCGTTATGAAGTATATACCAAATATCAAGACAATGCATATTCAACAGTGGATAACTTAAAAAATATTACCGTTGATGCTACACAGATTAATATTATGCAGGAAGAAAACAGCCAGTATATGCCATTTAGGATTCCAAGATATTGGGATGGTATGGATCTTATGGATATGCTCATCCAGATAAGATATGAATCTATAGCTGAGAAAAAAGGTAAAGTAGCGACAGTTATCAATGTAGCTTCCAACAATACTTATATTCGATTTGGTTGGTTGATTGATGCTGCTGTTACAGCAAATGCCGGAGATATAATTTTTGAAATTATGGCTACTGGCGTAAATGAAAAAGGAAACAATTATATTTGGAGAACCAGACCAAATGGTAAGTTTACTGTTCTTCAAGGATTAAATTATGACGGAATCATTGAACCTTCTGAAGATTGGTATACAAGTTTTGTAAATATGATTCTTGGTCATGTAGCCGAAGCAAAACAATACGCAGATGAAGCAAAAGCTTCCGCTGCTTCTATTAATGTAGATGATATAAAAGCAGATGTAAAAACATCTGTTATGAATGATCTTAATGGAACAGTAACTGAATCTCTGAAAGCATATTATACAAAAACAGAAGTTGATACAAAAGTCAAAGAATTAAACACTGCTATTTCTGGTATTGTCAGTTTGAAGAACTTAAAAGTTGAATATGACAACACAACTGGAAATTTAGTGTTTAAAGATGGAACGGAACCTATTGGAGAACCTATTACTATTAACAGTCTTGCAAACCTTATAGTTGAGTATTCTGTTGTCAATGGAAAAGGTTCATTAGTATTCAAAGATGGAGAAACTATTATTCAGACTGTAGAACTTAGTTCTATTGAGCCATCTGCTGAGTGGAGAGCTGCATTGAAGCAGGAACTTGAAGCAGAAATGGACGAGAAAGATACAGCAATCTCTAATCGAATTGGTCCACTTGAAACAGCTAAAACTGAAATCGAAAAGAATGTAAATGCCAATACTACTGCTGTCTCAGAGATAAAAACTACTATTTCAAACATTGAGAAGAAAGTAGAAAGTGCTACTACAAAATCTGATGAGGCCAAAAATGCTGTAGATATCTTGAAACAAAATATGACTTCTTATGATACTCAGTTTGAAGGAATTAATACAGATATTACAGATGTTAAGGCCGCTATTGAAGAAATCAAGAAAAATCCTGCGGCTGCAGAGTACGATGTTACATACGAAAATAGTATTTTTACATTTTTAAAGGATGGAGAAATCCAGAAAAGCTTTAAAATTGAAGGTGGTGGAGGATCTTCCTCAGATACTACTACTATTACTATTGAAAGAATCACAAATGCAGATGCTATTTTCTTACTTGGTTCAAAAGCAATTATTGAATATAGTTTTTCATCTGTAGATAATACTGGTGATACAACTGGAGCCGGTACTGCTGTGTGGAAAGTTGGTAATACTATTGTAGCTACGAATACGGCTGCGCAAGGAAACAATAGTTTTGATATCACTGAATATCTTAATGTCGGTGCAAATACTATTAGATTGACTATTACCGACAGTTTTGGGACACTTGCCACTAAGACATGGACTGTTACTATTGTAGAATTCAAACTTGAAAGCACATTTGATGATACTTTGTTATATACAAATACAGATGTAGTATTTAGATATACACCTTACGGAAATGTCAATAAGACTCTTCATTTTATCCTTGATGGAGAAGACTTAGGCACTGTTGAAACTCAGTCTTCCGGTAGGATTATGTCTTATAATATTCCTAAACAAGAGCATGGGAGTCATTTACTTAAAGTATATATGACTGCCACCATTAATAATAAAGATATTGTTTCAAATGAAATCTACAAAGATATCATTTGTGTTGATCCTACAAATAGAACTCCTATTATTGGATGTGCTCAACAGGAATTTACAGCACAACAGTACCAGGCAACAAGTATTAAATATGTTGTATATGATCCTGATCACAATCCAGCCTCTGTAAAACTATCAATTGATGGTAAAGTACAGAGCACTCTTTCTGTAAATCGTTCTGCTCAAATCTGGAGTTATAAGTCATCCACTGAAGGAAAACATAACCTGACCATCTCATGTCGTAAAGTGACTAAGATTTTATCAGTTAATATCACTAAACTTGATATTGATGTTGAACCAATCACAGCCAACTTAGCATTTGATTTTAACCCTGTTGGAAAATCCAATGGAGATACCGACAGACTCTGGACCGATAAAAATAACTCTGCTATTACTCTTTCAGTATCAGATAACTTTGACTGGGATAATGGTGGATACCAGATTGATGCTTCTGGAAACCAGTATTTCTGTGTAAAAGCTGGAACAACTGCTCAGATTAATTATAATCTCTTCGGAAAAGACCCGAAACAGACTGGTTCTGAATTCAAATTTGTATTTAAGACTCAGAACGTTCGTAATGCTTCTGCTACTTTCTTATCATGTATTGAGGAGGCAGATGGATCTGATGTTGGTATTAAAATGAATGTTCATGAAGCATACGTGAACACTTCCACGGACAGTTTATATTTCCCATATAGCGAAGAGGACATTATTGAATTTGAATATAATATTAATACAATTGATACAAAAGATACTTCTGCTACTTCTATTATTATGACTTACGAAGATGGAGTCGGAGGAAGACCTCTCATCTATGATAATGCTCATAGATTGCACCAGTACTCTCCTGTTCCGATTACTATCGGTTCTCCGGATTGTGATGTTTTAATCTATAGGATAAAAGCTTATTCTGCTTCTCTGACTGATTCAGATATCCTTGCTAACTTTATTGCAGATGCCAGAGATTCAGATGAAATGATTGCAAGATATAATAGAAACCAGATCTACAATGACAATAATGCTCTTACTCCAGATTCTGTAGCTAATGCTTGCCCGAATTTAAGAATTATAAAAATTGAAGCCCCTCACTTTACAAATGACAAGAAGGATTTTGTTAAAAATACTTCTATGGAATGTATTTATAAGAATGGGGATCCTAAATTAGATAACTGGAAATTTATTAACTGTTTCCACGCCGGACAGGGAACTACAAGTAATGAATATGGTTTTGCTTCCAGAAACATTGATGTTATCTGTTGTGCTGATGGTGTTCATCAGATCAGTAGCAAGATTCCGCTTGATCCTAACTATAAAACAGAGTTAGTTCTTGGTGATGGGACAAAATATGAGGACGGAACTGGTAAGATTAGTCTTACAAGAAACTCTGTTCCAAATAATTGGTGGAATTTTAAAGTAAATGTAGCATCTTCAAATATGGCAACTAATGCATTAGGACAGAAAAGATTCAACGACTTTTTACCATATGAAAGTCCTGCGGTACGTAGAGATCCTAAAGTTAAAAACTCTATGGAATTTGTCAATTGTGTAATCTTTATTAAAGAATCTGATCCTGATATTACTACTCATAGAGAATTTCAGGATACAGACTGGCACTTCTACTCTCTCGGTAATATGGGAGATTCAAAGAAGACTGATATTACAAGAGCTTATGATCCAGAGGATATGAAAGAATTCTGTATTGAAATCAGTGACAATACTCTTCCAAACTCTGCATTCCAGACCGGTATAACAAACCAAGATGGAACTATGAAATATCCTATCAGTAAAGCTGAATGGAAAACTGGTAATACAGCATATGATGCTCTGTATAATAACTGGGATGGATCATTTGAATTCAGATATGATTGTTGCGGCGATTCTAAGGATGGTTCTGCTCTTACTTCTGATGAAGCAAAAAAGAAAATACGTACAGATAACAAACAGATTTGGAGAGATTTCTATGAGTTTGTAATTACGTCTAGTGATAAAGAATTTAAAGATGGCTTGAAAGATTGGTGTATTCAGGATGCAATGCTCTATTTCTATTTAGTTACACTCAGATATAGTATGATTGACAATAGAGCCAAGAATGTTTTCCCGCATTGGGCAAAACATTATATCACTCAGGAAGAAGCTACAACTATGGGTGATAAAGCTAAATATTATACTATAGATGATGATGCGGCTGCTCTGCATAATGGTTATAGATTTGATCTATGGGCATATGATATGGACACTCAGCTTGGTATTAATAATTCAGGTGAGCTGTCATTCCCATATGGTAAGGAAGATACTGACTATAAAGAAGAAGGAAATCCTTCATCTGGTTATGTTTTCAATGCTGCTGAATCTGTATTGTGGTGCAGAATACGTGATGTATTTACACAAGAATTAAGAAACATGTATCAGTCTGTAGACTCTAACTGTTGGTCAGACTCCCACTTAATCAATGAGTATGAAGCATGGCAGAATCAGTTCCCAGAAGAACTGTGGAGAATCCACTATGAAAGATTGTATATAAGAACATATCGTGCTGGGACAGTAAGATTCCTTAATGAGATGATGAATGGACGTGGAAAATATCATCTTAGACAATGGGAACGTGACCAACATATTTATATGGGAACGAAATTCTTACATACAGATGTAAAGTCTGATCAGATTATGTTCAGATGTAATACACCTAAGAAAGTTGTAGTTAAACCAGATTATACTCTGAAGATCATTCCTTATTCTGATATGTATATTTCTGTACTTTATGGTAACTCTCCAGAAACTACTCAGGTACGTGCAAAGGCCGGACAGGAATATAAAATTACTACTAACCTGACAAATATGGATGATACAGCGATTCTTATCTATGCTGCATCAAGAATTGAAGCACTAAATGATCTCTCTGCTTGTTATATTCATGATAATGATTTTTCAAAGGCTTCTAAGCTGAAAACTCTTATCATTGGTAATAATACAGCTGGATATCAGAATACATTTATGACATCTCTTAATATGGGTAATAATACTCTTCTTGAGACTTTGGATATTCGTAATTGTCCAAATCTTACCGGATCTGTTAATTTGTCATCATGTGAAAACCTTATTAATCTTTATGCAGATGGAACTATCATAACATCGGTATTGTTCGCTAACCATGGAAAGATTACTCATGCTTCTCTCCCAGCTTCTATCAATACACTTACATTCAAGAATCTTAAGGATTTAACTGATTTTAAGATTGCAGGATACGATAATTTACAGACATTTGTATGTCAAAATTCTATTGTTGATGCTCTTGCTATATTACGTGCAGCTATCAAGACTCTTCGTATTGTAACAATTACAGGCATTTCATGGAATCTTGAGAATACAACTATTCTTCAGAAATTATCAAAACTTGCCGGTATTGATGATAATGGCGCTACTACTGAGCAATCAATTCTTACTGGATCTGTTCATGTTCCTGTAGTCAGACAGCAAGAATATAAGGAATTTATTGGTACCGAAGAGGAACCGGGTATTTGGACCGACCTTACTCTTACTTACGATTCAATCATCACTCAGTTTAAAGTAACATTCGTCAATGACAATGAGGAACAGAGTATCCTTGATATCCAGTATGTAGATAAAGGTGGAAATGCTGTTGATCCTCTTACAAGAGAAACTGATCCAATTTCAACTCCTACAAAGCCAAGTACGATCAAACTTGATTATACGTTCAAAGGATGGGATGGATCACTGACCGGGGTGTTTACTGACAGAACTATTAAGGCTGTATATGATAGTAAAATACGTCAATACCCAGTTAAATATGTTTCAAAAGGATTGGTCTTACAAGAAACTACTGCTCCATATGGGTCTTATGTAAAATATACAGGTGACACTCCTGTATATACTGCTGAGGAATCTGCTTATAAGTACAATCTGTTTAAAGGATGGGATAAGTCAGGATTTGTCGATGGAAATAAAACGATCAATGCAGTATATGAAACCTGCGAATACGTAGATGGATACTTTGATGGTAAGGATCTGGCCAATATGACACAGGTTGAGCTTTATACTCTTATGAAAATGGGGCTTGAAGCAAAATCATTATCATTAAAAGATACATTAGATTTCAAACTTGGTGTTGATTATAGCTATGGCGACATTGAAGAGCATGAAGTTATTTCAGTTGCGACTAAATTTGATGGAACAAACTATATTGACACCGGATTAAAGATCATGGAAAAAGACAGAGACTTTACGATTGCTATTGACTTTGAATTTGATTCAGGAAATAGTGTAAACTCCACTCTTGCTCAGTGTTTTCAGGGTGATGGTTCAAATGGATTCAGACTTTGGTATTCTCAGGAACCTCGTTTCTCATGGAATACTGATAGTATAACTCCATCTGCTGGAACAAATCGAGAGATTATTGTATTCCGTCATGAAGCTGGAAGTCAGAAGCTTTATGTATACAATTCAAACATGACTGGGAAAGAAGTGTCTTCTACTACTCTGAATGCGATTAGGATTCCAGAGCATAGTTCTACTCTCGTATTTGGATGTTCTAAAGCTGACGACGGAGCATATGAAAACTTTGCAAAAGGCACTGTACATTGGGCTAAAGTCTGGTACGCAGATCTTGGTGAAGAACAATGTATGGATATTGCTGCATGGATCCACGAAATAATCCCTATGGAAGTGGCTAAGTTTAAAGGATATTATCTGTCTGACGTTGCTTCAAAGAGAGCTAACATTACATTTGTTGCTTCAAACCTGTTAGGTACTGAAAAGCCTTATAATAATAAGAGCACAAATGCAGGTGGATGGGCTGAATCTTCTCTGAACACATGGCTGAATACACGTTTGCTTAAAGCTATTTCTCCTTTATGGAAAGCTCTGATCAAACCTGTAAAAGTATACTCTTCTATTGGTAATAAATCAAATGATACATCCGTATCTAATTGCAGATTCTATGTTCCATCTCTGTACGAAATTGATCCTACTGCTACTTCTGAACCATATATTTCTGAAACAAATGCTCCTATTGCTTATTTCACAGATGATGATACCAGAAAGAAAGCAAATTCTTCTACTCCTACGGAGTATAAATCTTACTGGACCAGATCTCCAAATGCTACAGTTGCAAACTGGCTGTATACAGTCAATGAAGCCGGTGGAACATATGGGTTCTCTTATCCAGGACAGAATTCTGGAATCTTACTTATGTTCTCAATTTCAAGTGAGGGGTAACCATTCCCATCTTATAAGGAGGATATCACATGTATTATAAAGTAATCAAAAATGATGAAGTCGTAGATGTCCTTAATCATATCCTGTATATCAAATATCAGGAGAAACATAGTCTGTTGCTTCTATGTGATATCACAGAAGCACAGGCTATTTTAAGTTCAGACGGAAAATATGGATGGCACATTGAAGGTCTCTATAATTTTCCGCCTGATAATGACATTTATGCAATAAAAGAAATTTCAAAATATGAATATGACAAATTGAAGAGGTGATCACAGCATGGCGTTAATTCCAACCTGGTATTCTGCATCAACTAAGCAAATTGCAGAAAAGGCTTTACAAAGAGGGGTGCTAAAATACCCAGGACTTTGTTACATCCAAGACAGTAAGAGTATAGCGTGGGTGACCATCGACAACACATTAGAATATGTCAAAGGAGATAAACAGATTACAGATGTAAAATGCATCGGATCAAATCTTATGTTTTTCTCTGGAGATAAACTGCTTTTCTCTTATGACATATCTATGACTGATGAAGATAAAGATCATATTATTGAAGAGGTCAAGAAAACAATCGGATTGGATAATTATGTCAAATCTTCTGAGCTTTCTACTCTTTTAGATAATATAATCGGTAATCTTGAAGATAAGTCCACTGTTGTAGACTATATCAATAGCTTATCTTATAACAAATTATTTGACGTACCTATTGTAAATCTTATAGGTACACTTACTGTTCCTGTGAAGATATCATCACTCGATGATGGTATTTATAAAGTAAAAGGCCAATGTATCATTGGCGGAAACAATACTACTGTTCAATCTTCTGCAGACGATGTTCTGTATCTTGTATCTCATGATGCTGATACTTCCAGCACAACAATCACAAAAATGCAAGGAAAATCTATTACATTGTATTTCATTCAGCAAGATGGTGAATATACGACTGATCGTTATGTCACTGAAAGCTGGATTAATGAACAGAATTTTGCAAGTGCTGATTCTGTAAAAGAATATGTTTCAAATATCATTGAAGAAACTGTTCTGGATGTTTTAGATGAACATATTGACTCTGCTTTAGACCGAAAACTCGGAGGTATTGATTCCGAAGATTTAACAAATATATTTCAAGGAGGAAACTAATTATGGCAAAATTACAGTTCGCTACACTTTCTAATCTTCAGGAGTTTTTAAATCTGCATAACGTACAGATCGACTCTAAAATCAGTGAGGCTGTCAAAAACTCAATTAAAACAGTATCTCAGTCAGAAGACGGATACACACTTTATTTCTACACAAAAACTGCTCCAGTAACTATTGATGAAGCAGCATTTACTATTACTATTCCTCAGCCAACAGGAAAAGCTGACAAAGTAAAAGGTGCAGTAAAAGGTCATCTTGCAGGATTAGATGAAAATGGTAATCTGGTAGATTCTGGAAAGACTGTTGCAGATTTCGATGCTGCTGGCGCTGCTAACACAGCAAAAACAGAAGTAATGTCTTATGTTGGTACCATTCCTGCTGATGCAAAAGCTAAAAATGTAGTTGCTTATATCAAAGAAGCTGTTACTACTGGTCAGTATGATGATTCTGCATTAAAAGCAAGCGTTGCAGCTAACACAGCAGCTATTGGAACACTAAATGGCACTGGTGACGGATCAGTAAAGAAAGCTGTTGCAGATGCAGTCGCTAAAATCGTCGCAGATGCTCCAGAAGCATATGATACACTGAAAGAGATTTCTGATTGGATTTCTACACATACATCTGATGCTGCTACAATGAATTCTCAGATCAAAACAAATAAAGAGGATATCACAAAGCTGAAGACTCTTATCGGTACTCTTCCAGAATCTGCTACATCCAAAGATATTGTAAGCTATATTGCTGAGTATGTATCTAAAGCTCTCGCAGACTCTGATCTTTCTCAGTATGCAAAAGCTGCTGATCTTGAAGCTGCTGTAGGTAGAATTGATGCTCTTGAAAAGAAATTACCTACATTAGAAGCTGCTGATAAAAAGAATGCAGAAGATATTACTGCTGTTAAAGGCAGAATGGATACAGCAGAAGGCAAAATTACTGCTGTAGAAAAAGATCTTGCTACTGAAAAACCGAAGATTGCTAAGAACACATCTGATATCACCGCTCTTAAGGGGCTTGTTGGAGATGGATATGAAGCAATTCCAAGTGCGTCTATCAAAGGTTTATTTACTGCGTAAAAATACAATTGATTTTATTGGGAGGAGAGCTGCAATGCTCTCCTTCTATTTTAAAAATAAAAATGGAAGGATGTGACTAATGCAAAATGAAAGAACAATTTCTTAATCTCACTGGATTAACAGAACTGGTTGGTTATTTGAAGACAAGTATAGCTAATCATAAAGAAATACTTCCATATGCTTCCAATAAGTTATTTCCGTCTGTTGGAGATATAAATACTATTTATATAAATACTGCTACGAATACTATTTATCGTTGGGATAGCTCAAGCAAAACTTATATTACTCTAGCAAAAGCCGTAAAGTCTGTTGCTATCTCAGAAAGTACTGAAAACGGAAAAATCACACTCACTGTAGATGGTAATAAAACTACTGTTCCTGTTCACGGATTAGGATCTGCTGCATATACAAATTCAAGTGCTTACTCTTCTGCCGGGCATACTCATACAAAAGCTCAGGTAGGACTTGGTAATGTAGATAATACAGCAGATGCAAATAAGAGTGTAAAACATGCAACTACTGCTGATAGTGCAACTACTGCAGGAACAGCTACAAATGTATCCGCTGGAGAAGGTACTGCTGATGCAGCTAGACATGTTTGGTTTTCTGACTCTACCACAGAGACAAAGCGAGCATACAGCGATAAGTTTAAATATAATCCTGTTACTAATAATCTGACGGTAAATGTTACAGGAAATGCTGCGACTGCAAGTAGTGTCGCATGGGGTAACATTACAGGAAAACCTTCTACCTATACTCCTTCTGCGCATAATCATAATGATTCAACTATTACTTCTCTCAACGCAAGTAAACTCTTTGGAACAATTGATATTGCAAGGCTTCCCCATGGAGCATTAGAACGTCTGGTTATTGTTGAAGATGATACTGCACGTTTTAAACTTACTACTGCTAATATTCAGCTTGGTGATACCGTAAAAGTAACTAAGACTGAAAAAATGTATTATGTTGTTGATGAGAGCAAATTATCTTCTGAGGCTGGTTATTCAGTATATACTGCCGGAACTGCTACTTCTGTACCATGGTCTGGAGTTACTGAAAAGCCTAGCAGCTATCCACCAGCGTCTCATAATCATGATGAACGTTATTATACCGAGACTGAGATGAATAGTAAATTAGCTGAAAAAGCTACAAAAGTACATACGCATACTAAAAGTGAAGTCGGATTAGGCAACGTTGACAATACTGCTGATGCCACAAAAAGTGTAAAATATGCTACTTCTGCAGGTAGCGCATCATCTGCCGCTGCTCTTACTTCTAATGCTGGATCATCAACTCAGCCAGTATATTTCTCAGGTGGTAAGCCAGTAGCTTGTTCATATACACTTGGTAAGTCAGTGCCTGCAGATGCATTATTTACCGATCATACTTATGGAAACATGAAGGGTGCTACTTCTTCTTCTGCCGGAAGTGCTGGTCTTGTTCCTGCACCTAATATAGGAGAACAATTAAAGTTTCTTCGTGCAGATGGTGCATGGGTAATCCCTACAAATACGACATATTCTGTAGGTACATCAAGTTACTTAGGAATAACTAAGCTTTATACTGAAACTGGGTCGGCTACAGATGGTACCATGACTCAAAATGCTATTACTTCTGCTCTTAACGGGAAATCTCCTACCTCTCATACGCACAATTATGCAGGAAGTTCTAGTTCTGGTGGTGCTGCAAACTCCGCAAATAAACTAGCAACTGCTAGAACCGTATCTGGTGGAACTGACATCACGCTAAGTTTTAACTATGATGGTAGTGGTAACTCCTCTGCAAATATCGGATTTTATAGTTCGTCTGCGAGTGTAGGCGACAAAAACAATTATCCATTCCATCGATTCGCAAAACTGGATACTATTGCTGCAAGCTATTCAGATAAATCAACCACATTCTTTATCTCACAGGATTATAGTGGTGGTGGCTTCGGTATTGTACGAATTGTATTACGTACGAATAACAGCAGCTTAGCATCGACAGTTGAAGTAAAATGGCTGGTTCGTTGTGGCTTAAGTGCGGATAGCGTACAAGTCGGAATTTACAATGTTTTTGGAAAGACTTACGCAGATGCCTTCTTTAAAACAGGAGGATCGTATGCTGGAACTTGTTTCCGTACACTTGCAAGTGGTGCGCGTGGTGGTATTAGCAGAACTTGGGTGCTGGTCAATTCTTCAGAAGTAAGTGGAACCTCTGCAACAGATGCAAAAACATCTACCGAGTGTTATGCTACTATTGCAGCTGCTGGTACCGCACTTCATAAACAAGCATATAGTAGTATCGTTTCTGGTACTGATAGCGGTACTGCATCTTATGCGAATAGTGCTGGCAGTGCAAATTCTGTTGCTTGGGGTAATGTTACAGGTAAGCCATCTACATTCGCACCATCATCTCATACTCATAACTATGCAGGATCCTCTTCTGCTGGCGGTGCTGCTACATCAGCAAATAAATTATCCACACCTAGAAAAATTGGTAACGCATCTTTTGATGGTACTGCTGATATTACCTTATCTCAGATGGGACTTAATGTTCCTGTTGAAATTACAAAAGCTAACTATCTTGCAAAAAAGAAAGCTGGAACTTTAAATGCAAATACCTATTACAATGTTATTGATGAATATGATTCTGCAAATGTTATTAACGACTCATCTGTAACAGCCAACAGTGCGTTTTCAAGTACTAAATCAGAAAAAACATATGCGAAGAAAAGTACACTTGTTAATACTACTCTCACAGCAAGTAAATGGACTGGATCTTCTGCTCCATATAGTTATGTATTATCCGTATCTGGAGTAACTTCTTCAAATATTGTAGAAATAGATTATGCTTCTAATGCTTCATCTGCTGCTATTGAAGCTTATCAAAATGCAATGTTAGCTGACGGAGGACAGACTACAAATCAAATTACTATAAAAGCAACCGAGAAACCAACTGTAGATATTCCCATTACTATTGTTATAAGAAATGATTTATAAAAGGAGGCGATAACATGGCAATTTATAAAGGTGAACAATGTCTTGCCGGAGTTGGTAAGAATGCAACTATTAAAATTGGTACTGCTAAAACAGGTACTTCGGCTGCGGTAACTAATTCTGGTACTGATACAGATGCTATATTGAATTTTACATTACCTAAAGGTGATCAGGGAGTTGGAATTTCAAGTGTTATCCCTCATTATCTTGCAAGTCCTAAATCGCAGGGAGTGACCAGATCAACTACTGGATGGGCGACTTCCGCTCAAGTTATGACATCTACAAATAAATATTTGTGGTGTTATCATGAATTTGTTTTGACAAACAATAATCATTTGTATACAGATGCAACCGTTATAGGTGTTTATGGAGATAAAGGTGATCCGGGTACAACTGATTACAATGGATTGAAGAATAAACCGGTCGTTAATGGAGCTGTAACTGCTTATCAGTCAGATATTATGAAATCTCAGTTGAGAAATGTGACATTCTCTACTGAAGAACCTAAGACAACTGATGGTAAACCTGGTGATATGTGGGTGGTGTATGGCGATGAGTAATATTAAAACTGGTGATATTTTAAACTTTGATTATACTGGTACTGTCCAAACTGTAACACTTCCTAAAGGTACATATAAGTTGGAGTGTTGGGGTGCTCAAGGAGGATACAGTTCTTCTAATTCAGGAATAGAGGTTGGTATGGGCGGAAAAGGTGGATACTCCGCTGGAACTATTACACTAAACCAAAAAACACTTATATATATTTATACTGGTGGAGTTGGTAGCATAAGTGGCAACGGTAAAGCAGATGGTGGATTTCCTAATGGTGGTTCATCTTGGGCTTCCAGCACAAGCGAAGGTGCTGGTGGTGGCGGTGGATCATCCGATATCCGTATTGGTACCGATTCATTGTATGCTCGTGTTATCGTAGCTGGAGGTGGCGGAGGTGGCGGTGAAGACAACGAAACTGGCGGATATGGTGGCGGTGAAACTGGCGGAACTTCAGGTTCTGGAACACCTGGTAGTCAAACTGCTCCAAGTGGATATTTTGGAATCGGTGGTCATACTTCCTATGATGGTGGAGGTGGTGGCGGTGGATGGTATGGTGCTTATCCAGCCGGTGGTCAAACAACTCCAGCTACCGGTAGCAGTGGAAGTGACACATCTGGCTCTCCTGGAGGATCTGGTTACGTTTATACTTCTGCTACAGCCTCTAATTACCCGTCAGGTTGTTTATTAAACTCTTCTTATTACTTATCTGCTGCTAAAACCATAGCAGGTAACACTTCTTTTACATCTCCCACAGGTTCATCTGAGACAGGGCACTCTGGGAACGGCTATTGTCGAATTACTGTTATTGAATGCAAGAATACGGCGCTATATACCAGAATAAACAATTCAATGAAAAAGGCTACTGCTTTTTATTTCAAATTAAATAATAACAAAATGTACGGCGTTGGATCTGCTAATTATAATGGTTCTGTTATGAATTTTGATTATACTGGTTCGGTTCAAACTGCTACATTGGCTCCTGGTACATATAAACTTGAATGCTGGGGCGCTCAAGGTGGGAATGGATCATCTAATGGTAATTCTAATATAAATGCAGTTGGTGGTCTTGGTGGATATAGTGTTGGCACCATTACATTAAGTAAAACACAAAAAGTATATATATATTCTGGTGGAAAAGGACAAACTAAATCAAATACCGGTAGCTATTCTACTGTTAATGGTGGATTTAACGGCGGTGGGTCAAATTATACTTGTGGTTCCGGAGGTTCTGGTGGCGGTGGATCGGATATAAGGATCGGAACTGATTCATTATATGCAAGAGTAATTGTTGCAGGCGGCGGTTCTGGAACAGGATGGACAATTAAAGGTGCCGCTGGCGGTGGAATATTAGGCTTATCAAACTATAATTCATCTTACAATAGTACTCAAACAGCAGGAGGAATAGCTTATACTTCAGCTTACAATATAATGCCCACAGCTGGCACTTTTGGTATAGGTGGCAATGGTTCCGGTTCTTCAGAAGGCGGTTCTGGCGGTGGAGGCGGCTGGTATGGAGGTGGCGGAGCCGGATATACGGGCGGTTCTAGTGGTGGATCAGGTTATGTCTACACTTCTGTCACTGCTTCAAATTATCCAAATGGTTGTTTACTTAACTCTTCTTATTATCTTTCTAATGCTCAAACTATTGCCGGAGATCAATCGTTCCCTGCTCCTTCTGGTTCTACAGAAACTGGTCATTCTGGTAATGGACATGTAAAAATCACTAAATTATCAGATGTAATATATCTTACTCATGCTAAGAACAACATAATGGATTTTAATTATACAGGTTCAGTACAATCTAAAACTCTAAAACCAGGTACGTATACAATAGAATGCTGGGGTGGCCAAGGAGGAACTTACAGTAGTTACATAGGCGGATACGGTGGTTATTCCAAGGGTACTATTACTCTTACTGAAGCAACTACTGTTTATATATCTGTTGGTGGGGCTGGATCTTCCTCTTCTACTGCTGCAGGATTCAATGGTGGAGGAACTGGTATTTCTTCTGGTAGAGGTGGTGGAGGAGCTACAGATGTTCGTATAGGTCAAAATTCTCTATATTCAAGAGTTATCGTAGCCGGAGGTGGCGGCGGAGCTGGTGTAACAAGTGCCAATGCTAATCCTTGTGGTTGTGGCGGTGGAGAATATGGTGGAGATGGATATTACAATGATACCACTGGTTCTTATACTATAGGTCAAAATAGATGTGGTGGTAGTGCCTCACAAACTGCAGGTGGCAAAACATGGAGCACGAGCACTCAGGCTACTTTTGGTCAAGGCGGAAATGCTTCAGGCTACTCTTGTGGTGGTGGCGGAGGCGGCTGGTATGGCGGTGGTGGAGCCTATGACAGTGATTCTGACTCTGATGGACGTTGGGGTGGAGGAGGCTCAGGATATGTTTATACCTCTTCTACAGCTAAAAATTACCCTAACGGATGTCTACTAAATTCTACTCATTATCTCACAAATGCTCAGACTATCGCAGGAAACACTTCTTTTACTTCTCCTACAGGATCAGCAGAAACTGGTCACACAGGCAGTGGATTCTGCAGAATTACAAATTTGAACCCAACACAATATGGATTATACGTAAAAACGAACTCTGGTTGGAAACACATAGATTTATAAAAGGAGGGCTTAACTATGCCGATTATATTTCACGGAACAGGTAGTGGCGGCTCTGCTAAAAAACTAAAAACCGCACGAACTATTAATGGTACGAATTTTGATGGTACAGCTAATATTACTACTGCTAATTGGGGAACAACAAGAACCGTTACTGTAGGAAATACAAGTAAATCTGTAAATGGATCTGGAAACGTAAGTTGGTCGTTAGCTGAAATAGGTATTCATCTTTCAACAACGGAACCTGCAGCTAGTGACGGAAAAAATGGAGATATTTGGATTACTTATGAATAAAAGACTGAAAGGAAGGTGAGGCTTATGGCTTGTAGTAATGGATGCGGAACTTCTTGTTCTACTGACTGCACTCATTCATCATCTGGTGGATGTGGTGGTTCTTGTGGTGGTTCTTGCTCTACTAACTGTACTGGTGGATGTTCTGGATATTGTGATGGAACTTGTAAGGGAGGTTCAGGAAGTACTTGTTCTGACTGTACTGCCAAATGTGCTAATGACTGTACCGGAGCTTGTACAAATGCTTGTGTAACCGGATGCACTGGCTGTGGGAACAACTGTGATGGAGACTGTACAAGCGCCTGTGCTCAAAGGTGCTCTAATGATTGCAATGCTGCATGTACTGCTACTTGTGCTTATGATTGCGAACATACTTGCACTGCTTCTTGTGCCAACGACTGCACCAGTTGTGGTGGATCTTGCTCAAGTAATTGCTCAGGAAATTGTGATTCCGGTTGTTATACTGGTTGTTATGGTTGTGATTCTACCTGTTCTGGTGGTTGTTCTGGCACTTGTAATACTACTTGCACTACCACTTGCGCCAATGACTGCACTGGCGGGTGCAAAGGAACCTGTACAGGTGGATGTGGTGGTTCTTGTGATAATTCATGCGGCTTTTCTTGTGAAGCTTCATGTGATAATAATTGTACTGCTGTTTGTTCTGTATCTTCTGTGTACGGTGGAAACTCAGAAAAGAGTGTATTGAATTTTGCTTATACAGGTAAAGCTCAATCTGTAACCCTTGAGCCTGGAAAATATGTTCTTGAATGCTGGGGAGCACAGGGAGGTTATCGTTCTAATTCTAGTTATGGTGGAAAAGGTGGCTATTCTACAGGAACTTTAACATTGACTCAAAAAACTACTATATACATATATGTCGGTGGATCTGGAAATTCTGTTACATCAGCATCAAATTCAATCTATCCCGGAGGTTTCAATGGTGGTGGATATAGATACAATTATAAAGGTGGTGGTGGCGCTACTGATATTCGTATTGGAAGTGCTTCTTTATACGCCCGTGTTATCGTTGCAGGCGGCGGTGGTTCTGATGGTAGTCCTAATTATAGTGGTGGGTATGCAGGTGGTGTATCTGGTACTAGGGGAAATTTTGGATGTGGTTCATATGGATATGGTGGATCTCAAACTGCTTCATATTCATCTTTAAGTGCTATTAATTCACAAGGCACCACAAACTCTTCTTCTAATTGTGCTGCTGGTTTTGGTTTCGGTGGTTTTGGATGTTATTACGCTTCAGGTTATGGTGGAGCCGGTGGCGGAGGATGGTACGGTGGACAAGGTACTTATCCTGATGGTTCTGGAGATGATGATGGCGGTGGCGGTGGCGGTTCTGGTTACGTTTATACTTCCTCTTCTGCTTCTAACTATCCTCAAGGTTGTCTTCTAAATTCATCTTACTATCTTTCTGATGCTTCTAATTTATCTGGCAATGAATCTTTCAAATCTCCTTCTGGTGCTACAGAAACTGGTCATTCTGATAATGGCTATTGTAGGATTACCTGTTATGTCAAAAAGAAAACTCTACATTGTAAAATGAACAATGAAATTAAAAAAGCAGCTCCAGTATTTATGAAAATGAACAATAAAATTTATGATGCTGGCGCTAATGCTGTAATGGATTTTGCTTATACAGGAACAGCTCAAGCTATATCACTTCCAAGAGGAAAATATATTATAGAATGCTGGGGCGCTCAAGGCGGTTCATATAGTAGTTATTATGGTGGTGCTGGAGGATATTCTGTCGGAACCATAACTCTAACTAAAAATTCTACGGATTTATATATTTATGTTGGTGGACAACCAGAAGCTACAACTTCAACAGGTGAAACACCTGGTGGATTTAACGGAGGAGGAAAAGGTTGTTCAAGAACTTATAATTATAGTAGTTATGGACAAGGTGGCGGCGGTGCAACCGATGTTCGTATAGGAAAAAATGATCTTTATGCTAGAGTTATTGTCGCTGGTGGCGGCGGAGGTTCATCATCAGAAAATTCGCTTACAACAAAATATGGCGGTGGAACTACTGGTGGTTCTTCTGCTTCTGGATATGGAGCTACACAAACTGCTGCAGGTACAAATGGTTCGTTTGGTCAAGGTGGTTCTGCAACAACTTCTGGAACTAATTATAATTATGGTTCCGGCGGTGGTGGAGGTGGATGGTATGGTGGTGGTGCATGTTCTGATTATAGTGACAGCACTAACTACCAAGGCTATAATGGCGGAGGTTCAGGATATGTTTACACTTCAGCTACTGCTGCTAATTATCCAAGTGGTAATTATGTAAATTCTTCTTACTACCTTACCAATGCGCAAACTATAGCAGGAAATCAATCATTTAAATCACCTGATGGAACAAATGAAACAGGCCATACCGGAAATGGTTTCTGTCGAATCACCCGTAAATCAGGAAAAATATTTGTAAAACAAAACGGATCATGGATCAAAGTGTAATGCTTTGGTCCATGTTTAAATTACAGGAGGAATTGTTATGAAACTTATTTTAAAAGATGGACAAGAACTAATTATTACTCGTGCTAACGATACATATTCATATGAAGGATATAAAGATGGGTTGGGAAATGATATGAATAGAAATATCGTGGCTACTATTTCTATCTTCAATTCTGATAAATCTTTAAACACTATTAAGGATATGATTACTGATGAAAATAGAACAGGTTTTAAAATTATTTATGGGAATACCCAGAAAGATTATACTGGAATGAAAATTGAAAGTATTTCAGAAGAAATCTCCAATGAAAGAAGTGTTATTAATATCTCATTAGCTACAGATAAAACCATAGCTCCTACTGAGACCACTGAAACAACAACAGAAAAAACTAAAGAAGAAACTAAAGAAAAAACGGAAACAGCTTCTGATAAATAATTAAGAATGAAAGGAATATAAGGATATGAGAAAAATAATCGTAAAGGTTGATAAAGAAAAAGCTACAGAGCTTGAAAGAGTTAATTTTGAATTAAACTTCGTAAAAGACATTGTACAGAGAGTTATTGAATCACATCCAAGCGATTTAGAACTCATCAATGGAGATACTCTTATGTCTTACAATAAACGTGGTGCAGAATTACAGAGAAAGTATGCTGCTCTTGCAAATGAGATGGCAAAGGAATACATCCCAGAATACCTCGAAGGTCATCAGTATAGTTGGATTATTCCAAATAATTCTGACGAAATGACTATTACTATTAAATGTAATTGTGAGATTCCAGAATTAGAGGGAATAGCATGAAAAGGACAGAACAATATTCGGACCAGATAGCTAGACTTTATCCATCTAAGAAGGTAAAAACCGATGACGGACAAAGAATATTAACACAGAGTATCACTTTTCAAGTAACTGATGATTGCAACCTTGCGTGTCTATATTGTTACCAAGGACACAAAGGAAAAAATCGAATGTCGTTTGAAACAGCTAAGAAATTCTTTGATTTAGTTGTATCAGGTGAAAAAGGTTTTAAATCTTATATCAATCCAGAGAAATCTCCTGGATTGGTTGTAGATTTCATTGGAGGAGAACCCTTTCTTGAGATAGAGCTTATAGATCAAATCTGTACTTATATTATGGATAAACTCATAGAGTTGGATCATCCTTGGGCCATGAAAACTATGTTCTCTATTTGTTCAAATGGTGTTTTATACAGAGACGAAAAAGTACAAGCATTTCTTCGTAAGTGGGCCAATAGATTATCTTTCTCAGTTACTATTGATGGGAATAAAGAATTACATGATTCCTGTCGAGTTTTTCCAGATGGTGGTCCAAGTTATGACATAGCTGTCGATGCTGCGTCAGATTGGATGAAACGTGGAAATCATATGGGAAGCAAGATCACAATTGCTCCGGGCAATATCAGCTTTCTATACGATGCTATTAAGCATATGGTCGATCTTGGATATGATGAAATCAATGCCAATTGTGTATATGAAAAGGGTTGGACACCTGTACATGCAACTGTTCTTTATGATCAAATGAAACGTATATCTGATTATTTCTTGGAACAGAATTTTGATTTTGAACGTGATTTCTTCTGTTCCCTTTATAATGAAGACTTCTTTCAGCCTAAAGATCCTGATGATTTACAAAGTTGGTGTGGAGGCGTTGGTAATTCAATGATTGCTTGCGATCCTCAAGGTCGCATATTTCCATGTATCAGATATATGGAATCTTCTCTTAATGGAGAGCAAGAACCGTACTCTATTGGTGATGTAGATAATGGTATAGGATGCACAGAATGTTATAAATGCAGAATTAATTGTATGGCAAAAATAGATAGAAGGACACAGAGTACAGATGAATGTTTCTATTGTCCTATAGCTGCAGGATGTTCTAATTGTTCTGGTTATGATTATCAAGTGAATGGTACTCCTGACTCAAAAGCTACTTATATATGTGTTATGCATAAAGCTCGTGCTCTTGGGAATCTGTATTTCTGGAATAAATATTATAGAAAAAATAATATGAGTAAGCGAATGAAAAACTATGTGCCAGATGAATGGGCGCTTGAGATTATTTCTGAATCAGAACTTAATATGTTGAAAGAACTTGAAAGAGAGGATTAAAAGCCTCTCTTTTTTATTGACTAAAAGGAGGCTTGATATTATGGCAGAAATTAAAGGAATTGATGTTTCCAGATGGAATGGAAACATCGACTGGAAAACTGTTGCTAGTTATGGAATGGGCTTCGCTATCCTAAGAATTACAGAAAAAGGAAATATTGTTGATAGCACATTCGAACCTAATTATAAAGGCTGTATTGAGAATAAAATTCCTGTTGGAGTCTATAAATACAGCTATGCTACTACTATTGCTCAAATTAAAAATGAAGCAAATGTAGTTATTAAAACATTGAATAAAAGAAAACTGGATTATCCTGTGTTTCTTGATATAGAGGATAAATGTCAGGAGAATTTATCTGACAGTTTAATGATGAAAATGATTGAAGCATTTAGAGCTATTATTGTCAAAGCTGGATATAAATTTGGTATTTACTGTGGTTATTCTTGGTATCAGTATCAACTACCAGAAGGTGCTAAAAAGTACGATGTATGGACAGCAAGATATCCTAATAATGATACCGGTGAATTACAGGAAAGATTAAGAGTTCCTGCTTCTACTGGTGTTATTGGATGGCAATACTCTAGTAAGGCAACCATTCCTGGTATTCCAACAAAAACCGATCGAAGTGTATTCTATAAAGACTATTCTAAATCTTCTACTACTTCTACAGACTCTCCCAAACCAACAACTACACAAGGAAGTGATACTATGAATAAAGATAAAGCTATTGATGCTCTTATTGCTTGCGCTGAAAATGAGGTTGGATATTTAGAGAAGAAATCTAATTCTCAGCTTGATGATAAAACTGCAAATGCAGGTTACAATAACTACACTAAATACTGGAGAGACGTATATCCTCAGTATCAGGCACAGGCTTGGTGTGCAGCGTTTGTGAGTTGGTGCATGATGAAAACATTCGGTCTTGATGTAGCTAAAAAACTCCTTAAACATTGGCCTTATGTATACTGTCCTACTCTTGGAAATCTCTTCACAAAGTATGCAAATCCACAGCGAGGAGACATTGTAATCTTCTATCGTAATGGTACATTTGCTCATACTGGATTAGTAACAAAAGTCGAAGGAGATAAATTTTATACTATTGAAGGTAACACTTCAGGAGGCTCTTCTATTGTTCCAAATGGTGGTGGAGTTTATGCTAAGAGTTATTATAATTCAAATCTCCCTGGGACAAAGTTTTGTCGTCCAGACTATTCTATTGTCACATCCATCTTAACTTCTAACACCTCTTCTACATCATCTACTGCACCTGTACAGCCATCTTATACTGCATGGGTAGGTTCTTGTACAGCTAATGGAACAGATGTATTCTCAGACGCTACAGGAGCTTCTAAGTTAAGTACATATCCTAAACTTAATGCAGGTAATCTTGTGGATATCATCGGTGAATCTGGTACAAGATATCAGGTTCGTATCGCTGCAAAATATATAGGGTATGTAGAAAAATCTAACATTAAAAATCCTAATACTCCTGCTGCAACAACTACAAAAAAATATCCATTTGTAGGAAAAGTAACTGCAAGTAAATTGAATGTTCGCAAAAAACCCGGTACTGAACATCCGTTACTTCCAGAGTATCCGATGTTAAATAAAGACAATCTTATTAATGTCCTCGGAGTTACAAAAGATACTAAAGGTGACAGATGGTACAAAGTATCAATCACTAAAAAAGAATATGTTGGCTATGTATCAGCCAAATATATCATTAAGGCATAAGGAGGTACGTCATGGGTATTGAACAGATACAGAAAATCCATGAGTTTGGTGAGATCAATGTGATCATATCTTTACTTCTTTGTGCAATGCTTGTTATAGCTTTAAAAGCTGGATGGGAGAAACTTCTTGATGTTCTTGGTCTCGAAACAAAAGCATCTCTACAGAAGAAAGCTTTAGAGAAGAAGTTGTCTGATATGGAACAGAAAATTGCTGATTTTGAGCAGTCTCAGCATAATTATCATGATCAGTCCATTAATATCAGAGATGATCTGAGAACAAATCAAAATACTCTGAGCACACAGCTTACTGATCTTACAACTTTGATGCAGAACTTTATAACTAATCAAGATGAGTGTACTGTAGCATCATTTAGAAGTTCTCTCTGGAGAATGCATAGAGACTTTATGGCACAAGGGTACATCACACCGGATGGATTAAAGACATTCCTAGAGATGGGAAAGCTTTATGAAAAGGCTGGTGGAAATGATATTTATCATGAGAAATTACTTCCAGATATTGAATCTCTGGAAGTCAGATATACAAAAGACAATGTACTATAA